AAACAACTAGCTGATTTCAAAAAGAGTAAGTGGGAGAAATATGAAAAAGGAACATTTAGTGATAAAGCTTTGGACAGAGTTCAGTCTGCTATGGTGGATCCATTAGGAATGGCTTCTAGATTTATGTCAGGGGAACAAGCTTATATTCCAGGTATGGGTAAAGGTTTGTTAAACCACGACTCTCCAGAGTATTCGGATTATTTAAAGGCTGTTGGATACACCCCTGGAAAATTTGAAGTATCTGATGTACAGAATATACTTAACCCTATGAATTGGGGAGCTAGTGCTGGTAATCAGCTCAATAAGGGAAACTATGCCGCTGGTACTGCTGAAGCTCTTTTGGCTTTTACAGGAGTGGGAGGTGTGGGTAAAAATGCTTTGAGTGGGGCTAAGCTTCTGGGTAGAGACTTAAAAGTGGCTAAACAAGAATTAATATACCGAGCAATTGACCCTGTAGGTTACGGTGTGAAGAAAAAAATAATTCAAGCCCCGCGGTCTTTATACCAAAACACTCTATACCCCTCAAAAAGGCCGGAAAAAATAGGAAGGTTACTTGACGGCTATATTGACACGCAGAAGACAACCGGAGAATTACAAAGAATTGGTAAAAATAGACTAGACTCATTTAGGACTGGTTTAGGGGTTGAGCAAAAGTATGATACTTTTGAGAAGATTGGCAATAAGTATAGAATTAAAGATTTCAAAATGGCAGAAGAGGAAAAACAATTCTATCTCCATGATATAATGTCTTACGAAGCTGAAAATTCTTTATCTGGATCTGATTTAACAAAAAAATTAAAAGAAATAAATAGATCTTATGATTTAAACACAGGTTTTAATAGAGAGTATTTAGAGGGATCCAATGGTCTCTCAAGTCTTATAAATAAAAAGGCGGGTGATTTCAGCCCTTGGAAAAGAACTAGAGTAGTAGAAAAAGCTAAAGACTCAAACTATGAATATTCTATTTATTCTGCAGATAATAATGGTGTAATGGGAGGTTACAGAATGGACGTTAGGAGAAATTTAGATGGTGTTTGGGAGTTCAAAACTGCCGATACTTGGGATCTTCAACCTCTAAAAAAAGCAAGTAGTATTAATAAGAATCATATGACTGAACCAAACAAGTTTAAACATAAGTTTGCGAATCTAGAATTTCTTAAGCTTTTAGGTGGAAAGCCATTTGAGATAGAAAACAAGTTTAGTTCAAAAGTATTTAATTTAGAAGAACCCGTTGAAAACATGCTTAAGAATAAAGGTCCAAGTTTTTATGAAACAAGTAATTTAAATAATCTAGACTATAACTTCAAAAAGCTTCCCACAAACTTCACTAATAAACAATTTGGAATAGACGAAACAGGTCTTCCTCGATTATCTACAATAGATGCTGATGGAAACTTTCCATCAGGTATGGTTGGTACTCAAAAAGGTATAAGAAAAGATTTAGCATGGCCGTATATTGGAATGAAAGGAGAAAAAGTCTTAAACTCTATTCGTACTACTTATATTCCAAAAGGTAAACAAAATCCAATAACTGTAAGGACACCTCAATCTAATTCTGTTTTTAGGTTTAAACATGGAGGTGATGTAAGTGAAGAAGAATTAACAGACGAAGAAATTAAAAAATACAGATCATTAGGTTACAAAGTTGAAATAATAAATTAAATTAGTATTATGAAAAAAAAAGTACGAGTTTACGCACCTGAATATATGGAAGAAGGAGGACAAGCATCTCAAGGCGGAGGTGATCAAATGCAACAATTAATGCAAATGGTTCAACAAGCTATAGAGCAAGGAGAGGAACCAGGTAATGTTGCTAAAGGACTACTTGGACAACAAGTACCACCAGAGGCAATCATGCAAGTTTTTGTTCAAATGGGAATGCCAGAAGACCAAGCGCAGACTACTATTCAAGAAGCTATGCAGGGCGGAGGTCAACAAGGACCAACTCCTCAAGAACAAGTTATGGCTCTGGGTGGAAAACTAATGCGTTTTCAAGGTGGAGGACAACCTTCTCCTGAAGAAATGGCTATGATGCAACAACAGCAAAATCAACAACCTGGTCAAGGTCAAGAAGGACAACATCAAATGCCAGATGGCAGTATGATGAATGATTCAGACATGCCTCAAGAACAAGGAGGTGGTGATCAAATGCAACAGTTGATGCAGATGGTTCAGCAAATGATGGAACAAGGAGCGCAGCCTCAAGATGTCGTTATGGAATTGTTACAGCAACAAGTACCACCTGAAGCGATTATGCAAACACTGGTTCAAATTGGTATGCCTGAACAAGAAGCACAACAAGTTATTCAACAAGTAATGCAAGGCGGTCAACAAGGACCGGGACCTGAACAGCAAGCACAACAAGGTGAACCAAGTCCTCAAGAACCACAAATGAATTTTGGAGGTAATGTTAAAAAATTACTTAAAAAGAAACTTGGGGGAACTACTTTACCCGATATGACAAGTCCTGATTATGTTAAAAACATGAATGGTGTTTTTGTTGACAACATAAGAAAAAACAGCATGATGGCAAGTCTTGGTGAGGAGTTCCCATCAATGAATGGTCAAATGAAAAATGGAGGTGATCTTCGAAAGTTTAGTGGACCCGACGGACCAAGTGATGTAACGGACAAAACAATTGGATTTGACTACAAAGGTTTCTTTAGTGGTATGAATGATTACATGTCTAAAAATCCAAATGATGCTAAGTCGTTTGGTGCAATGTATCCTCAAAATAATTACAATCAAAATTACAATCAAAATTACGGTGGTAATTACGGTGGTAATTATGGAAACAACTATGGTGGAATGATGGGGTTTAATCCAGGATTTTCAAATGTAGGATTCGGTCAAGGAAGATGGAGACAACCTTCAGGAGTTGATGTAAGAATAAATGACGGAAGTCAGTTTGACTTTAGAGAAGCTGCTCAAGGAAGAATGCCTATGTCAGGAAATATTGGAGGTAAAGACTACAGAGTTTCTGAAGTAGAAAAAATAAGAAATGGATTATTTAGACCTAAAAGTTATAAGTACACAATTGATTGGGGTAATGCTGCTGCATCGTCAACGGCTCCCGTTGCAAGTAAAACTAATCCAGCTTCACCAGCTTCACCAGCTGCGGCAGGATTTAGTCCAGAAGAATTAGCTCAGGAGCAAGATTACAGAAACCAACTGAATGCTTTTGAAACAAGAAACGGTGAGTTAGCAGATGTACAAGGAAAAGATGGTAATTTAATTACAGCAAGTGAGGCGGAAGCTTTATATAAAGCAAGTCTTGCACCTGAAGCATCCTCAGCAGCAGCTGCTGCTGTAACGGGAGCAACACCTGAAGAATCACCTATTTTTAATGACTACGGATACTCCAAGTACCCTGAATATTTTAAAGGATCCTCAAATAAAGCATCGCAACTACCAGCTGTTCCAGAACCAGCTGTTACAACAGAACCTATTTTTAATGACTACGGATACTCCAAGTACCCTGAATATTTTAAAGGATCCTCAAATAATTTAATTAACAGATCCTTTGGAGGGTTTCTACCAAAAGCTGATAATGGTTTAGAGGTTAAAGATGTTACTGGTGCAGATAATGGTGCAGCTACAACTTTTGAAACAAGAAACGGTGAGTTAGCAGATGTACAAGGACCTGACGGCAATTTGATTACAGCAAGTGAGGCGGAAGCTTTACAGAAAAAATCAACAATTACAGCAACCAATAAGAAAAATCCTATTAACTGGGCCGTTATGGCAGAAGACACAAAGCGAGGACTTGATAAAGTTAACAGCTTTATGGAAAGAGTTAACAACTTTGACCCAGTAGGAGATGGTGCAAGAAGGTCATCTATGAATGCTCCATCAATGGGTGTTTCAAATCAAGGGTTCGATCAGTTTGGTAATTTCATGGGAGGTACTAATCAAGGAGCTCAAAACTTTAATCCAACCGACAATGGATTTTCAATGAATCAGAGAACTTTTGCAGTTGGAGGTAATGTTTACAACATGGACGAGGACTACGATTTATCAGATGATGAATTAAGATACTTAGAGTCTAAAGGATTAAAATTAAAAAAGGTTTAAAATGGCTAAATACAAAGTAATAGGCCTTCCGAATAGAAGTTCGGAAGGTACAACTAAGCGAACATTAGCTCCTGTAAAAAGAGAGGATGCTAACTTGGAAGCGGAGAAAGGCGAAATTGCTTATACTAAGTTAAACGATAACAGCAACATCTTTGAGATGTATAAAATTGCGGGAAAGAAACATAGTAAAGGCGGTACACCATTAAAACTTCCCGCAGGCTCAGAAAGTTCACCAGATGGTTCTTCTTTTATCTTTTCAGATAAATTAAAAATGGAAGATCCTGAGATTCTTTCTCAGTTTGGTGTTGACAGCAAAAAGCCTATGACTTTTGCAGAGGTGATGACAAAAGTTACAGGAGTAGTTAATGATGCTAAAGCAGTAATGATAGATAAAAACTCAAGTAAAATGAGTGTCAATACCGCAAAGCTTAATTTATCAAACGCTGCACTTTCCATAGCTAAAGCTGCTTTGATTCAAGAAAGCATGAAAGGATTTCAGAGTGGTTACTCTAAAATTTTTCAACCCTTCTTTGATAAAACGGGAGTTTCTCCAGAGGAAGTTTTTCAAATGAAACCTGAAGAAGAAAAAGCGGTGAGTGAAACAATGCGTATGGCTTACGGTGGACCGACTAATGATTATAAAAGTTTTAGTGAAATTGATCCTGGGACGATTTCAGAATATTCTTTGGGAGGCAATCTTCAAAAGTTTAGTGGTGTAGATGAACCAAGCGATGTAACTGTAAAGACTACAGAAAGAACTTACAAGGCTTCTGATTTACCAAAAGATACTAAGTTTAAAAAAGAAGGAGAAACTCGATACAGAGTTGGTGACTACATTAAGTATCCAGATGGAAGTATTAAACGTGTTTCGAAAGTTGGAGCTGCGGCAACAATTTTAGATTCTCAAACTTATAACGGTCCTGTGTCAGAATGGGCTAAACAATCTCAGGAAAACTCAGACAGCAGAGATAAAGCAAATGCTATTATAGAAGCAGGTATTAACAACAAGACAATTATTCACAATAAGAAAACTGGAAAAATAGTAATCACTGGAAAGTTCTCACCTTCTTTTAGAGATTTAACAATCCTTAGTAATGTTATCAATCAATCAGGTAAGTCTTTTGGAACTGACATTTACTCTATTGAGAAACAAAGCGTAACAGATGGTTACAGTAAAAGTAACAAAGGTGTTTACAAAAGAACAGGTTCTTTTGTAGGTGGATTTACACCAATGCATTACGAAAAGCGTTATCAGCTAGAACAACTACGTGCAAAAGGTCTTACTGACGATGAAGCATTTACTGAGTTAGATGAAATGTACAAAACACAGGAGGGTTCTAAAAAAGCACGAACTGAGTATTTAGGATTCTTAGGTAAAGACATTCCCCCAGGAACAGATATAATGTCGGACAGTTACTACAAAGATCGTTTTAGTGACATTACAAAAAGAGTTGAAGATAAATTAATTGCTGCTGGTAAGTATAGACCTACTCATGAAGACGATGGCCTTTCAGGATTTGAGCATTTTGATGCGTTTGCTTTTGCGTCAAATCCTGAATTTGATATAGAAAAAAATGCAAATCCCGCTACAGAACAAGAGTTAAGAAACAACAGCAAAACTACTATTTCTGAACTGGATACAAGAGGTACTGCACCTAATCCTTACGGAATGAGAGATGTAGACATGATGGGTTTGAGTAGAGCAATTCAAGCAAAAAACGAAATACAAAGACCGGAGTACTGGGCTAAATCGGCAGATGCCGTAATGCCTGATGTAGCATTTCATTCTCCAGAAAGAACAATTGCTGCTATAAATCAAAATGTTGCTTCCGGGAATAATTCCGCAGCTGCTTTTTCAAATGCGGCTGGGGCTGCATCAAACTCTCAGGCTTTAAATGCACAGGCATTTTCAAGCATTGCTGATGCAATTGGTTCCTACTCAGATAAGAATGTTGGGATTTTTAATGCCGACGCAAGCTATCGAGCTAATTTAGCTACTCAGAGAAACGATATGAACGCTAAGGATCAAACAGATGCCTGGGCTACTAATCAATCAATGGACGCTAAGTTTAGAGCAGCTCAGGGTGCAGCTAAAGATAAGATAAATCAGTTTAGAGTTTCTTCTTTGCAACATGCTAAGCAAGATTATAACTTAAACTCTATGACGGAAAACTTTAAGAAAGATCCAAACACAGGTTTAATCTACAAAGCAAACGACAAAGACATCTATGCTAAATCACCAAAAGAAGATTTCTCAGAAGGTTTCGCTAAGTTTAAAGAAGGTTTTAGTGCAGACACAGACGAAGCTACTTTAGTAAAAGCTTACGTTCAACTTCACAATGGAAAAATGACTTTTGAAGATAATGAAAGCTTATCTGACGCAGAGTTGAAAACATTAAACGGGGCTAACTAATTTTTGTTTACATAATAATTAATATCTTTACTTTAAAAACAAATGGCTTCATATACAAATAGTCCCGATCATTATGTTACTCAATTAAACCCAGTTGAAGATGACATTCAGTTTGATGCACAAGTCTTGCAAACCAAGCAATCTTCTTACGATAAAGGGCATGAGCAAATCAGCGAACTTTATGGTTCTGTATTAAATTCTGCATTAACCCGTACTGATAACACTTTAGCTAAGGAAGAGTTTTTTAAAACAATTCAAAACGACATTCGTAAAATGGGTGGGTTGGATTTTTCTCTTCAAGCTAATGTTCAAAAAGCAGGTAGTGTTTTTAAATCAATCTACACAAATAAAGGTATTGTAAAAGATATGGTGTGGACTAAAAACTACATGAAAGAAACACAAAAGGGACAGATGCTAAAAGACTGTAACGATGAAGAAAAATGCGGGGGTAAGCATTGGGACATTGGTGATCAGTATATGGAGCTAAAACGCTCTGAGTTTTCTAATGCTACAGCTCAGGATGCTCTTTCATTTAACGATGTTTCATACATCCCATACAAAGAAACATACGCTAAAGCTTTAAAAACATTTAATGACTCCAAGTTATCAATGGAAACAGATTACGTTTCTGGTGGATACGTTATCACACAAACAAACGGAAGTCAAATCATACAACCACTTACAGCGTTGTTTACAAATGTGTTTAGCAATGACCCTTCTTTCTTTGAGATGTTTAAAGCACAAGCTTATGTTGAAAGAAAGTCTTGGATGTCTCAAAAAATAAATGAAGGTTCCTACCAGAATGAAGGGGAAGCTCTTCATGGTTACATGACTGAAAATCATCAAGCGGCCATGAAAAACATTAAGTCTGCTCAATCTGATTTAAGAATGGATAATGATTCTTTGGAGTCTTCTATTTCTATTCTTAAAGCAAAAGCAGAAAGAAATGAAATTGAAGAAGGTTCAGACGATCATAAAAAATTAGTTGAATTAATGAGACTAAAACAAAGTTCTGATGAAGCAAGTGATTATTTAGAAAAAACAATTTCTTTAGGTGAAAACATAAACAACGCTGGAACAGTTTATGCAACAGGAGACTTATTGGATAGACAGCTTGCATCATCTTTGTTAATTAATGATGTCAACAAAAATGCAAATATTTTGTCGTACAGTGGTTTCAAAACTAAAAAAACAGCGGATGAATATAAAATACTTGAAGCAAAGCATCATTATGATTTACAATTAAAACAAGTTGGTTTTCAGAATGACGTTAATATGGAAGCAATCAAGTTTGAGAACACTAAAGAAAAAATTCTTTTAAACGCATCTCTTTCAAGTACTTCAGGAAACACTACAGCAAAAGATGCAGAGAGTTTGTTAAAAGCACAAGAAGAATTAAAGAAAAACGACATTGGAAAAAACCCAGCTGCTTACAAGTTGCTCGTATATGCTAAATTGAAGAATGATACATCATTCAGTACAGCAGGAGGCACTGAGGCTCTTGTTAACGAATATGTTAATGCTCTAAAAAAGGGGACGGGTGCCAAATACTTAGAAGATAAAGCAGCAACGGTAGTTGCCAAATTAAAAAAAGCAGTTGAAAATGTTAACTTAGATGGAAACACTCAACGACGTTCCGCTTTGGTAGCAGCTTTAAAGTTAAATTATAACGACATTGATGTAGGAATTTTAGCGTCAGGTAGTTATTTAATGTATGCGGATTTATCAGAAACGGATAAAAGAATACGTCTTGATAAAATTGCAAGTGCATACGGAATAGACAGTGACAACTTTTACCAAAAAGCAATGCTTACAACAGGAAAAGCTTTGTCCGAAATTGCACAAGGAATTAAAAATAAATCCAACTAATTAAAAAATTTAATTATGCCCGAAGAAGAAAAAAAAAACAAATACGTTGCTCCTCAAGAAAGCTGGGATAACGTAAAAATATTATTTGAAATCAATAACTTAAAATTCAATAATGCAGATCAAATTTATCCTGTTTTACGAAAAGTTTATAATCAAGAATTTAAAGGAATTTACGAAACTGCAAAAAAAACACAAGGGAAAACAGCAGTACATGCGCTTAAAGAAATAAATGCAGATGACTATGGAGTTAATCCATTAAAAAAAAATCTTAATTTAAATAACCAATCATCCATTGTAAATAGCTATGAGGCTTTAGGTCGTTCAGCTAATGAGTTTCTTTCAGGATTAAGAAATGGCTCTTTGTCAAATGAGGATATAACTGGTCATTTGACAAAGCTTCAAAATGCATACGGAATAATGGAAAAGCAACTTGATCCGGAAAACTCTTATAACAAATCAGGTTACGTTTTAAAAGAAAACAAGCTTTATACAAGAAACCATTACGATAAAATGTTTGATGGTCCTCAAAGAGTAATCGATAAAGATAACAAGCAGGTAAGAAGCAATGAAACAGCAGATAGTCCAAACATTGCGTATGCGGAACTTAGTAAACGAGGAAGTTCAATTAAGAACCAGTTTACTCCAAAAGCTCAAGAATTATTTGATGTTTGGAACTCTGCGTCATCTTCAGCTATGCGTAGCTATGCTCTGTCTAAAGACGATTCAAGATTATCGGAATCAGATGTAGAAAATGCTAAAAAAGGTTTAACGTATAATCAAGATTTGTTAGGTTATGTTTTAAAGTACGGGACACTTGAAAAAGAAGATAGGTTAAAAGCAAAGACAATGATTTCAGAAATAAATGAAATCACAGACCCTCGTCTTAAATACAAGTACATGTCTGAAAATTCAAATCGTTTAGGTTCTTTTGTTAAACATCTTGGATACAGTGGAACAAAATACTTGTTTGATAAGCATAACTCATCACTGAATAATGATTATTATTTAGGGAAGAATGATGACAACGAAGAAGGAGAAGATACTCAGAAAAACAGAAGCCGAAGGACTCGTTCTTTTTTAGAAAACCAGTCTGCTTTGGCAGATAGATTTAAGGATGCCGAAAAAAATGCAAATGCTGAAGCAACAAATTTTTTAAGAAACTCATACGAGGATTCAGATATAGATCCAAAAGAACTTCTTGCTGCGTTTTTAGGCAAAGACAACAAGCCACGTTCATTTCAAGAGTTTAAAAACGAATTTGAAAAAGGCGGTAAACCTGTATGGTCACTGCAAAACAACTCAAAAGAGAAAGCGTATTTATATAAAGTAGGAGATACTTATAGTTCTAGCTATGCTCACGCAGTAAAATTAGAAAACCAAGGGTTTACGATGCCTTGGCAAGAAGACTATTGGGTTCATAAATACAATGAGCTTACATACAAGTACAAAAAAGAATTTAACAAGGTGAAAAGCTTTGGTGACATGTCTTCTTCTGTTGTTGCTTATAAAGGATTAGACTTCAACAAGGAAACATCAAAAGGTACAAGTAAACAGGAATCAGTAAATGCAGTAGTTGATGCCGTTAGACAAAACATTGGTAAAAGCGGTATTGGAATTAAAGCAGGTAATACATCTGAAATAATTAATAACTTTGACGTTAACTTTAACGAACATCGTTCAGAAAAAACAACGGAATTGGATTCTTTTTTAAAAGCGTCTGGTGAAAATGTAACAGCTACTTTTTATGCAAGTCCTGGAGGAAGCAAAAGCTTTAACGCTTATGTTTTAAAAGATGAAGACACAGGGAAACAAGTTTCACTGTTTATTCCAAACAGCGTTCTTTCTAAGATAAAAGATCCTTTGTACATGAACTCATCTCAATCTAATTCTGAGTTTGTTTATAACTTGAACAAAGAGCGAAAGCTGGAAGACTTTAGTGTTTTCAAAGATGTTAAGCTTTATCAAAAAGATGGGGAAATGAGATTAATGTTTATCCAGCCTTCATCTTTTCCTAAAGGAAGCTATGAACGAATAGATGAAGCAATTGGTACACAAGGACAGATGTCTTGGGAAACTGCAGCAAAGCTTGCAAGAAACACACTGAACTCTCACAAAGAAAACTTTAAAAAATAATTCTAATTATGCCAATAGTAAGCAAGTATCAAAATTCAGTTGAGAACACAAAAGGTCCTGGAAGTAAACCTGGATCATCTTCTCCAAAAGGATTGGATGAAACAATCTCTAAAGAAAAACTTGACAATCTTAACCAGGATTACATTAACCCAAGTGATCAGTTTAAGAGTGTTATTGCTAAGGAGTATGAAAAAAATCCTGGTTACAATAAAGATTACACGACTCCCGTTAACTTTAATCCCTCAGAAACAAATTTAAGTAGATTAAAAACGTATGGCTCTAAAACATTTGGATCAATAGGGTTTAATCCTTTTGACGTTGGTTCTACGGACAAGAAATTTATTGATGCAACAAGTGGCTGGACCGATGCAGGACGTGCTTTTACAGGATTAAGTAAACTTGCCGGAATTGGTTTACAAGACACATTTCTTGAAGGAGCAATCTCAAGTAAAGATAACTACATAGATTTTGAAGACATAAACAGAGATTACAGTACTACAAGAACTGGTTTTGCAGGAGGAGCAGCAAACACGTTTTTGTCTTTTGGATACACGTTGGGTATTATTGGAGGTATTGCAGCAGAAGAAACTCTTCTTTACGCTATGGTTGTTGCAAGTAGAGGTTTAGGAGCACAAGCGGCTGCAGCAAGGACGGCAACAAATATTGAAAGAGCTTCAACTAAATTAAGTAAGGCGTGGAAGGTTTCTGCAAATAAAAACAAATACTTTAAGGTTTTTGATAATCTTACTGATGTAAACAAAGCTCGTACTTTTATGGGTACGCTGGGAAGAGGTTCTCTTCACGCAGTTAATCCATTAGGTAACACCATTGATTTTGTGCGAAACATGGACAAACTTGCTGACGTAAATGGATTTGCCAGAGTTGCATTAGGAGTTGGCTCGGTAGTGAGAGATGCTCGAAAATTCACGATGGCTTATGGTGAAGGTAAGTTGGAAGCAAACATGGCTCGTAAAGAGTTTTCTGACAAACAAGTAGCGGATTGGAATTTAGAAAATCCTGATGAAGAAATGTCTGAGCAAATGGTAGAAGATTTTCGAAAGAAATCAGACAACGTTTATAGCTCTACAATTAAACAAAACTTTGGTTTAATTTATTTAACTAATGGGTTGGCATTTGATAACATGTTTACCAGTGGTAAAACACTTAATAAGTTTTTTAGATTAGAAGAAGCAGCTAAAGGTAAAGCGGCTAGGGTTTCAATTACTCGTCAAAGCTGGGCTAATACCCACATTAAACCTTTATCTACAAAAGCATACTGGGGTAACTTTGGAGTTAGTGCTGTTTCGGAAGGTTCTCAAGAAGTTGGTCAGGACATGATTTCTAATGCCAATCAAAAGTACTTTGCAAGAAATGAACAAGAACAACAATTACGAGGGGGTTATTACGCAGGGGTAATAGATGATTTTGGAAATGCTTTTGAAAACCTTTTTTATGAAACAGAAGAGAATCAAGGAAATCCGCAAGGAATTAGTACTTTTCTTTCTGGTGCTTTAATGGGGGTTTTTGCTGGACCCGTTGGAACATTTCAACAAACTCTTCAAAGTAACTTAAATGTTGAAAGTCTTAAAAAGAATTGGCAATCAATCTCAAACAATAAACTATACCAGAAAGAACAGAAAGATTTTTATGCAAAGTTAGATGCAAAAGCAGAAATGCTTACTACTTTGCTACAAAACGATAACGCGTTTTTGAAAGAAATAAGTAAACCTTTGTTTCGTCAAAAAGGAATCCAGGAAGAAATAATAAAAGCTGTTCAAACAGGAGATAAAAAAAAGCTTGAGGATCTAAAAGAAGAAGCTTTTGGAATGCAGATTAGTACCATGTTTGAATCAGGACTGGAAGATGAGTTTATCGATTATTTAACACAAATGGGGACTAACTCCTCAGCTAAGGAATTAAATCAAGCATTCAACAGAATTGATATTACAGAGGCAACTAAAGCGGAATTTCAAAAAACTTTGTTGACTAAGGCTAAAACAATAAAGGAATTAAAAGAAGACTATAATGCTTTAGAGGATTCAATGATTAACCCGATTCTTCCATCAATGATGAATCCAGGTAACAAAAATGCAAGTGATAATGCAATTAGGTATCACGCATACGAAAACTTGAAAAAAGAAATGCTTTTCTCAAAAACTAAAATTAAACTTTTAGGTAACAGAATTGAGTCATTGCATTCGTCATTGTCAAAAGAACTTCCAATAACATCGTTAGAGTTTGAATCAATAATCGATGAGAAAAAATTAGACGAGTCTATTTCTTTATTGAAGCTAGAAGTTAGCGGAAACAAACTTTTGGAATTGTCTGCAGAAAGCAAAAAGAAGTTAGCGCGCTCTCAGGAAAAACTTGAGGCTTTTGAAAAGTATAAGGTTGTTTTTGATAAAACAGTTTCCTTAAAGGAGCAAGAAGAATTTCCAAAAGAACTAAACTCAGAATTGGAAAATGCGTTCTCAAATCTTCTTACAGAATTGGGTAAAGATACAGGCTTAACTTTAGAAGAAAGTAAAGCGAACAACAAAGATCTTTACACCACGTTTTCAGATTTCCTTAATGTTAAAAAAGATCTTAGGGAATTTCAAAATCTTGCGCTCACTTACGCTATACCCGAAAAAACAGCAAGTTACTTCGAGTCATACATTCGTATGCAAAAAGATTTAATTGCTAATAAGAAAAATCACATCTATGAAGCACTTCTTTCTTTTGAGAAAAAAGCAGAAGCACATAAAATATTTAAGGAACTTCTAAAAAGAGGAATGTATTTCTCTACACAGGAATTGGACTTACTTGTTCAGAAAGGGGTAATGCCTAAAAACATCTATGACAAGGATACCAATGAGCCTGTAAGTAAAGAAAGAATGCTGGAAGCACAAAGAGTAATTCAAAGCAGATACAAGTTGAAAAACGGAATCCTTATTGAAGAGGACGCTCAAGAATACAGACGAAACGGTTACAGAACAAAAAACGATAAACGAACAGTTACCGATTTAATAAAAAGATTTAGAATTAAACTTGGTCAAGTTATTGATTTATCTTCAACAAAAGGAGATGCATTAATAAATGCAATTGCAGAAAGTGATTTCCTAAACAACATTGACAAACAATTATTAGAAGCAGTTGCTGACACAAAAGCAAAGGTGAAGTTTGTTACTGACGCGGCATTACCAATAACACTGGATGAAGATGGTGTTTACACTATTGATCTTCGTTATGCAGCAAAGGGGTACTCTGGAGTGAGTGTTTCATTCGAAAGTTTATTCATAAGAGCAATTCTTCAACACAAAATCACAAGTAAGATTGCTACAAGCCCAGAGCTTTCAGCAAAAATTAATGAGTACTTAGAGTTAGTGAAAGAACATTTCTTAAAAACTAATCCTGAGTTAAGTTCTGGAGTGCTTACAACATTAAATGACCCCGCTGAGTTTTTAACAGAGGCAATGAACAATCCGGAACTTCAACAGTTACTAAACAAAGTTGAAGACCCAACCAGTGCAACTAAAAAAAGTTTATGGACTAACCTTTTGATTTCCATAAAAAATGCACTACGCGATACAAAATTGACAAATAAAACTTTGTTGACCGATGCACTTAATCTTGCTGCATACTCTTTAGATCGTCCAGGGGCAAACAACCTAGATGAAATAGGAACAGGTAAGAAAGTTGAATCCGGAAAAGCAGAGGTTTCCGAGAACGCACGTAAAAGTAAAGAGCTAGAAAAAGAAGTAAAAGCCCTTGAGAAATTAGCTAAAAAAATGGCTAAACGATTTGGTACAAATGTATCAATCATAACTTCATCAGATGTATCAGAGAAAGTGCTTAACTCGATTACTAATCCTCTTGAGCAAAGATTTATAGAAATACTTCATCAAGCAAAATTTGGATACGAAATTGGAGAAAAGGTACTTGAACTACGCAAAACAATACAGGATCCTGCGTTCTCAACTCTTCTTAGAGATGTTTATGAAAAGTCAAAGAATGTTACAGAGCTCTTAAAAAACTTAAAGGAACTTGCAGAATACCAATCTGCAGGCAAGCTTGACGACATGATTGATTTCATAAGCAAAAACGCAGATAGCTTAGGAGACGGTATAGATCTAATACAAAACATCTTCTTCCAAATTGACGACCATTCAACAGGTGGATTCTATGACGCTGATACAAACACAGCATACATAAACGCAGACTCTATTAACGAAAACACAATGCTTCACGAAATCTTCTCTCATCCGTTTATTGAGGAAGCAATGAGAAGCAATCCAGAAATGATAATGAGCCTTTTTGATGAGGCTTCTAATACAGCTATGAAAGGAGCTAATGAAACAGCTGCAAAATATGTAACAAGAGTTTACGGAATAGACAGCACAACAGAAGGGCCACAGTTTAAGGGAATAAATAAGGAATTTGTACACGAAGTTATTGCTAGATCAATTGACTTAATGACGTCTGCTATCAAAAGAGATAATGCATCTGATTCAAAAATTACTAAATATGATACAGCTCTTACTAATTTTTTCAGAGAACTATTCAGAGCAATTACTTTTAATAAGTTTAACAAGAAGATTAACATAGCAGAACTGGATAGTGATCTTCCTGTATGGAAACTTGTTGATATGATAGTAAACCAAAACAAGAGCTTTGATTTAGGCAGTGGTGTTTCGGGGGCTGTTAATGTGATTAGTGATTTTTTGGAGACGTCGGATAGTTCTACACCTACTGAGAGTTTATTTTCTGACATGGACGAGGTTGAGGTTTCTAATTCGATTCGTGGTTATGAAACTGACATTGCTCGAAAGGAGATTGAGATTTCTGCCATTAGGCTTAGACTAAAGGGTGCTGATGCAATTGGGTTTAGGGAGTTGACTAATTTAAACAATGAGTTACGTAAAGCTATTGTTGACCTTAATACTTCTATGGAGCTTTTAGCTAACTTGAGGTTGATGTCCCCCCTTACGGATATGAGTAGTGTTACTCTTGCTACTTCGGAAACGGAGAGGGTTGAAGAGTTGGTTGAAACTATTTTTTCAGAGGAGGATTATGATTACAATTATGAGTTTGGGGATGTTCTTGAGTACAACTATAAAATACCTTTTGATTCTTATCCCGTAGAATTACAGGAACTTTTGGCTACGGTTTATCGTAAGAGTTTAAGTAGTTTGAAAGCAAGTGATAAGCGTACTATAAAAAGAAATTCCATTATGAATATCGGAGGGTATGTTAGTGCGTACTCAATATTCAACAGGAGTCAAGTTTCTGATCGCGTTTCTTTAAGTGAGGAGGCTTCCCGTGCTAACAACAAGCAAAGTATTGAAGCTAATCGTGCAAGTATGCAAGAGCGAATTGATGCAGAGAGAAACACGAAAAGTAAGGAGAGAAAATCTCAACTTTCAAACATAGATTACTTACAGGTTCTTTTTGATAGAGCTGGTGTAACTCTTGAGTACACGGAAGTAAGTGATGACTTCATTAATGATCTTATGGAGGGCTTTAGTCGAAGTGACGCTTCGGTTATGGTTGCTGATTTTTACGAAGCAATTAGTGATGAGAAGAATCGAATTTTGTTTGAGGCTACTAAAAAGGCACAAGCTCTTATTGATGAAACGGAAACGATAAAACTAATTACTGAAAACCTTGCTCTTCTTCAGAAAGTGAATATTACGGATGATTTAAGAAGTTACTTGGAAAGAGAGTATCCGGAAATATTTAAGTTGACGAATGCTGAATTTCTCCTAAAGATAATGGATATTCGTGATTTAATTAAACAGAAAACGGAAGATTTAAAAGGCTTGAAGTTTACTGACAAATCTGATTTGTTAAAGCTAAAAAATGAATTGACAACTCTTCGTTTGTTGACTCCTTCTATTGCTACAGCGATAAATAAAAAATTAAAAGGGGCTAAGATTTCTTTAAAAATAGAGATAAGCCCTAGTGGTAGGTCTAGGATTTTAAAAACGGATAACAAGGTTAAGGTTAGTACTCCTAAAAAGAAAGCTACTCCTAAAAAAGTTACTGTATCTAAGGTGGATAAAATTCTTTTTGATGATACCGAGGAAGCTAGAAAAATTGCTGAACAAAAGAAATTAGACACCGCTGCTATAGAAGAAGTGGAAATGAATCCATTGGCGAAAGTTCCTTCTCAAGAAGGGATCCAGACTCAACTTGATTTTGAAGATGACGTAGAAGTGGAAATAGATCTTTTTGAAGCGGGTTTACAAGAGCGTGATTCAAAAATAGAAAATGTAGCTGAAGATGAATTTTACAGACTGGAATCTAATTTAGAGATTATTGAATTAATTGAAGCGAATAATCCTTTTAAAGTTATAACTTTAATAAAGCATCGTATTAATAATAGCACAGATGGACGGAGTGTTTCTTTTGCAGCAGGGTACTATAATTTAGTTTCGTCCCTTCTTTTTAACGAAAATCAAAGAAAATTAATCTTTGATCTTATTGCACAAAAATTTGGTGCGGGGTTTTACTTATCGGAAAACACTTTTGAAAACGTATTGTTAAAGGACAATAAAGTTTACCAAGTTGTAAGTTTTAATAAAGCTACAGGTGAAGTTGTTCTTAATGAAAACGGCAATTCAAAAAGCATAAAGCTTCAAGAGTTTCTATCCACATTTGTTAAATCTGTAAAATCTGGAGAAGCGGTAAAAGTAAAAAGCTTTGAAGACAAAGTAACTGTAAAAGAAAGTCAACCAATTGTCTCATCGTTTGCTGATATTTTTAGTAACTTTGACAAAATCTCAGATGCAGGTGTTGACGCTTTAACTACTGAGGAATTAGAAAAAGAAATTATTAGTGTATTAACAAATCAATGTAAAGCTTAACGTATGAACATTTGTATTACTCCAAATTCAATAAAATTATTTAGTGCGTATTTTAAAAAAACAATCCCCGCATTTTATAATACAGAAATAACTTCAAAAGACATGATGACACAGCTATTTAATTCAGCTGTGTTGTCCCTTTCTTCTCCTGAGTTTACTGAGAATAAAAACAAAGAGCTTATTCTTCAACACATGTTGATTGCTCCAGAGATGATTTTTTCTCACATGAACTCTCCCGTAACTAAGCCGAATCTAAATCTTCTTAAAGAAATCGGAATCCTTAGAGGTAAAGTTATTGCTGGTTCAGTAACTGACAAAAACTTATCGGATGTAATTTCAGAGATTTCTAGTCTAATTGGAAACAGCAATACGATCACCACTGTTGTTAATGACTTCACTCCGTTATCTTTTATTTTTAATAAAACGTACAATCAAAGCTTGGAGCTTGCCTCTACTGCTCAAGGAACAGAGAATTTAAGTAGCAAAGGTCGTTTTGTTTCAAAAGCAATTGAGTTAATACTTAAAGATTTTTCTGGAAACAATAAACTAAAAGCGGTACGTTATTCCGATGTTAAAGAAAACGAGGCTTATGTTACTCCTTACCAAATCAACGACAACGATATTGTTTTAATCCCAACGGATTTAAACGGAAATGTTTTAAAATTTGAAGATGAAGACGGTACAATGCGTACACCCGTTTTGAAAATAAAAAACTCAGAGTCTGAAAACAATTATGCTTTAGGCATATTGCCGGGAATAATTGCTAAACAAAAAAACATTCCTGTTGCTGAAGCAAGAGAGCAAGCTAGAAAAGCTCTTGCTGAATACACTTCACTGTTGTTAAACATCAATTCTGCATTAGAAAAGGGTGAAGATTACTTCTTGGAAATAGATGCAACTAAGAGTAAAAATGCTGAGATATTGTCAATGAACATAAATGAAGTAGTTCCTATTTCAGAAATTAAAAACTTAGATGTATTAGAGTTAACAATCTCTATGACTAAAAAATCAAAAAGAGTAAACATAATACCAGAGGGTGGTAGCACACCTGTTAATATTTCTGAAAATGCGTTAAATAAAATTACGCAAGATCAATTTGAAGCGTTGCTGGCTCTTATATTTTTTGAAGGAGAAATCAAAGTTAAAACAGGAGATGTTTTTTGGAAGAAAGCAAGTAGAAAAAATATTTTTAAAACTATTGTTAGAGCGAATTTAACAGGAGTTATTTTTTCAAAAAACGAAAAGTCTATTACAATTGCAGGTTCAAGTTTTGAAATAAATGACACAAATAAAGCTGAAATAACAACAGCATTTCGCAACTATGTTTACGAGGGAGTTTCTATCCAATATGACAAAGCCTTAAATTACTTAGATATTACTGATATTGGTTCAGAACAAAACGCAACAGAAAACAACCAAGTATATGTTAAGGATGGTGTTTATTACAGAAAACAATTTTCGTTAATCAATTTTAACCAAGAAGAAACAACGACTTTAGATTCAAATGTTACAGTTCTCCAATCTTTTAAAGATGGAGTTTTTGAGATGAAAAAGAGCAAGTTTAAAGAACATGTTATTGCAAACGGTAATGTTCGTATTCGTATGAAAAACAAAGAGCTTAAATCGGTTCCTCCTTACTTATCTTTTAAACCAAGTTCTTTTGAAAAAATTACAGAAAAAACAGAAGAAGAAGTTAAAGAAGAAACTATACTAGGATCAAATAATGCCGATACTTTTTTTCAGTCAACATCTAAGAAAAATCAAGCTCGTGTTACTGAAAAACAAGAGAAGGATGCAGAAAGTTGGTTTGAAAATCACCCCCTATCAAAACTAATAAGACTTCATTTAACAGATGAAATTCATGCATTAGGTCCTCAGTTTGTTGCTGAGTTTGTTGATAATATGATTACTCTTTATCACGGTTCCGATAAGACAGACATTTATCACGAAGCGTTCCATGCTTTTTCTATGGGGGTTTTAAGTCGTGAACAACAAAAAGAAATGTATGACACTTTAAGAACGAAGCCTGGTTATTTCACAGTTACTGTTTACGGTAAAGAAACAAGTGTTTCTTTTTCTTTGGCAACAGAATTACAACTTGAAGAATATTTAGCTGAAGAATTTAAAAAATTTGCAGTTAAAGGAGTTACTTCTCAAAAAGGAAAAGTAAAAGAATTTTTTGAGAAGATGTTAAACTTATTAAAGTCTTTCTTTGGTAACAGCACTTTTGCAGAGGCAATAGCTTTAAACAGAACTAACGGTATGACCAATGCTTTATTTTCTGCTCTTTATAAAGGAGACCTAAAATCGTCTTCTTTTGACAACAGGAATTTAAGCGCAATGTATAACTCATCTGAAATTAAAAAAATCAATGAAGATGGGACAACGCAACTTGAATTTTCTTTAGAGGAAGTTCATTTAGCTATGGAATCTATGCAGTCTTTTCTTTCTAATTACATTGACTCTGGTGTTAATTCTGTAGCTATTGTTCCGGAAGGACAAATTCCAGATAGAGCTCAATTTATGAGAGTTATTACGTTGGCAGGTATGGATCCAATTAAACAGGCGGCTCAATATGCAGCACTGGAAAAAGAAATTGAACAATTTAAGAAAGACAATCTTAGTATTTTTAATGGATACGGTACTTTTCGTTTTAAGACACACCCTGTATTATTAAAGAATGCTTTTCTTTTTATGAAAAATTCTTTTGTTCAACAAAAAGTTATTGCTGAAAGTAAATTTTTAAATGACAAAACTGATTTAAAAAGCAAATTTATTTTTGAAACTGTAACAAAAATAATTGACAATTTTGGAGATTTTAACAACGACAATACGTACACTACTCAAGATACGTATCAAGACATTTCGTCTTTGTTTTTTAATTCTTATAGTGGACTTCAAGTTACAGATACTGCGGAAGATTCAATTGACGAACAGCTTGCTGAATCTGATTCAGGAGACAATGTTCGTTTGATTTTTGATCGTTCTGGGAATGAGTCAGCTATACTAGATTTAGCCGATGAGCATACTAAAATGCTATTAAGCAGTGTTCGTTCTTATGGTTCAAACGGTAAGGGTGTATCTAACATGAACGCGTTAAACGTACAGAAATTAGTTCCTTTCAAAACAATGTTTGCTAAAGTTGCAAAGCTTCTTGCTAATACAAATGACCGACAAGTAATGTACGCTCGATTAGTTGAAGCTGGAAAAACAGACAAAGAGCTTAATCAAATGTTGTATAAATTAGGCGACCCTTTGTCAAATGCTACTGTTAGTGAAGTTAAACAGTGGATTTCTTTTTGGCAAACTTTTAACAAAGCGGATGTTATGTTAAGAGCACAGGTTATTGAAAAGACTACAACTATTGACCAAGGAGGTGCTTTTGACAAGTCTTCTGCAACAACTCAATCTTACTCTGGAGATATTAATAAAAGTTATGCTTTTGTTATAAATGATTGGAAAGATTCGTTTATTGGAAAAATGGAAACAGGTCCTTATTCTTCAAGTGATATGATTGAAAGAGATGGAGTAGTTACACCAGGAGCTGCTTACTTTGATTTGCAAAAATTCATTTTAGAATTTCAACCAAACTTAAAGGTACATGATTTAACTAATGGTGTTGGTTATGTAACAATATTAGAGTACAATTCTTTAAGTCCTGACCAAAAGAAACTTTACTCTAAAAACCCAACTAGCACAAAAAGTGAAGCTGACCCTGTTGCTTTTCTAAGAGCTGTTGGTATAGATCTAGTAAATGATCCCGTTGTTAAAGATAGTTTCTGGTATGGCGACCCTTCTCTTGAGTTAAAGGCTAGTAGTTTTTCTTATTTTTCTGAGTTCTTAGAACAAAGATCGATTGATCAGCCAGAATCAAAGTATCGCTCGTTAGACCAATTATTTAAAGATTATTCTGTAGGCTCTCCTCCTGTAAAGTTTCAAGGTAAAATTGGATTTCTTTCTACTGTAGCTAAGCTTCATCAAAAGTATTCAAACGACAACTCAAGTTTTATGAGTAGAACGGCTTATGGAGAAATGGCAAGTGAGAAGTCTTTGAACTCTTCTTTAACAATTGAAATACAAGCACTTAATGCGGCTCAATCTTATGACGAATTACTTTCTATTCCAGGAATGGAAAAGTTTGATTTTAGATCGAATCCTCAGATAGCTGCAAACAAGTGGATTGTTTCAATGTTTAATTTAGATTCTCCTGTAACCTCTTCAACTCACGGTGTAAGAAATACAGGTATTAAGATTTACATTGAAAACATTTCTGGTTCTAAAGTTGTTCACACGGAAATTACAAAGAACGGAGAGAATCCTCAAACTACAACTGTGGATAAAGGAGTTTCATCAATTGGATCAGATGAAAAAACTAAATTCATTACAGATGTTTTATTGACAGATTACGGTATGCAAGAAATACCAAGGTCTGAAGCTAAGTCTTCTTCTCTTGCAGTTTATGCAAGTCAGACTACAGAGTCTGGAAGTTTAATTGGTGGTAAAACAGGGAAGCTTGCGTTTGACATTGAAACCATAGACAAGGTGTTTTCTGAAGACTATGACGGAGTTATGTTATACGGAGACTTTTCAGGTCACATCGAGGCGGAAATAATTAGAATTTTAAGACTTAAACAAGTAGCCCAATACATAAAAGATAATCCAGATGAGAAACATGTTTATGATTTTAACTTTTTAGAACGTGGTCAAGAATGGTCTTCTTTTTCTAACATAATAAGCGACGAAAACAAAAAGGCTCTTTTAAAATCTTACTCTGACTATTTAGCAAAAGGAAATGAACTACAAAGTTTCAGTATTAATTCTGCAGTAAGTAGAGCATTGGAGAAAAAAATAGAAAAAGATTTAGTTTCTTATTTTGGTAAAAGATCAGCTGAACTTTTAAAGATTAAGCAAGATGTTGAAATGCCTGACAACATCATGAGTAAGTTTGAAGTCAAAGATGAAAATAAAAAAGTCAACCGAAATGAAACAATGGAGCGTCTTTTCAGAAGTCATATCACAAATAACTTCTTGCAAAACATGAACTACTCTTCTTTGTTTTTAGGAGATCCTGTATTGTTTAACATTGGGAAAGAAGATTACCACAAGCGTAATGCTGGTATGATCTCTACAGGTAAGATTTTTGTATCTGACGATGCTTTTTTAAAGTTTGTTAATAACCAAGGTTTGTTTAACAACAGAGCTTTTGCAAAAGCTCACAATAAATCAAAAGGAATTGATTTGGATTACGCATACAATGGTATGTTGAATACAGGAGTTATTTCAGAATCGATTCATTCAGCTAAGTACATTGATGAGATGGAGGAACTGATGGGAACTGAAGTTGCGTCCACCTATAAAAACATGGAGGAAGCGGATGGTCAAGGCTGGATCTCTTTTGACTCATACAGATTGTTGAACATATCTTGCGATGAATGGTCGGAAGGTCAGGAAGACTTGTATCAAAAAATGTTGAAGGGCGAAAAAATTTCTTCAAATAAATACAAGACAACTTTTCCAATAAAAAAGTTTCAGTATTTTGGACCTGTAACAACAGATAAAAATTTACAACCTGGATCTGCTTTTACAGCGTTCCACAAGTATTCATTAATGCCACTTATTCCTGCATTAATTAAAAACAAGAAATTAGAAAGCTTGCATAATAGCATGATGGAACAAGGTCTTGATTATGTTACAATGCAATCTGGTTCTAAACTTTCTACGTTAAGCGAAGTTGCCTATGATAAAGAAGCAGACAAGTTGGTTAAAAAATCAGATGTATTTTATGACGAAAACAGAAAGGTAAATACTGGTTTGGAATTTGTTAAAAACATTATCTCAGTAAAGCATTTAAAAAATCAAGTTTACTTAGCAGAAGGATTTAAAGGTAAAGTTACCTTGGCTACACAAATGAGGAAAATGATTCTTCACGGTATTGCTGACAACGGAGTACCTACTGATTATAAAGGCACTCTTGATTGGGATAGCTTAGATGAAAAACAAAAAGTTAAGGAATCTAAAAACTATAGTTGGTACAAAGATTACAACAGTTCAATGACTCAGCTTAGAGAGCATTTTAAACAAGACATCCTTGCCGATTTAGGTATGCAGTTTAATAATGTTACTGGAGAATACGAAGGAAACCAAGAAAACATAATTAAGTTTTTACAAAAAGAATTAGCAAAAAGTGATTTCTTGCCTCACGAAATTGAAGCAATTGTTAATAGCGAAACAGGAAATCTAAGAGATCTTTCTTATTCATTAAATGCAGAGAAATTAGAATCCATTTTAGTTACTCTGGTTGACAACAAACTTCGTAAACTTAAAGTTAATGGTGAAGCATTAGTTCAGGCTTCTGGTACAATGTATGAGGATAATGACTTAGAGTTTGATGCAACAAACGAATTAAAGTTTTATCGAAAAACATTAGACGGGTCTCCTTCTTTTATGGAAGTTAAAATTGCACTTCAAGGAGACTTTGAAAAACTGTTTCATTTAGATTATCATACAGGTGGGGAAAAGATTGCAGCTTATACTAAAATTGAAGTAGACGGAAAAATTAAAAAAGAATTGGATTATGATGAATCTTTAAAAAGGTTGAATGAATCAATTAAAAACCCTGAGTGGAATAAAACTAACCGAAGCTTTATTACATTCGCTGGTGTTCGTATTCCAACACAAGGGCCGAATGCTCTTGATGCTGTAATAGTTGCGGAGTTTTTACCTAAGTACGCTGGAACTAAAGTAATTTTGCCATCAGAAATTGTGGCTAAGTCTGGAGCAGATTACGATATTGACAAGTTGTTTTTCATGTACCCTAACTTTGGTTTTGTAAATGGTAAACCTGAGATGATTAAGTATGTTGGTTACGACACTAATGGAACAGCTGACGCAAAACAAAAAGTTGAGGAATTTGAGCTGACTGTTCTGAAACCGTTGTATGAAGAAATCGAGAGGTTAAATGACGAGTCTGCAAAAAAATATGATGAGCAAAAAGATGCTTTTTCTTCAGAAGAATATTCGTTTTTGTACAATGCTTCCAGAGAAGTTTTTGATCAAATATCCGATTTCAAAAAAACAAAAGGATCAGTAATTGTTACTGGATTTTTTGGAGGTCAGAAATTAAACAACACAAGGGTTCACGAAATTGTAGAAATACTTGAAAATCAAATAAATTCTTTATACACTCAACTTGAGGAGAACAATCGAAAGTTGGAGGATTTGATTTTTGAAGCAACGGGTTCTATGAAAAGTGAACTTAAAGAATTTTTCATTAAAAACAAAGAAGCAAAAAAAGCGGTAAGACTACAGATTAAATTACAAAAAGAAAACAAAGGAGCTGAGTTAGAACGAGCTTCTCTTGGATACACTACGAAAGGAGTGGAGAATGATATTTTAGCAACAATGATTTCTAAGATTTCATCTCCAGAAAACTTTGTTGATTTAGTTACACCAAATACAACAGACCGAGTTCTTCCAATTGCAAATGACATGGAAGCAAAGGTTAAACGGGATTACAACAAGTACGAAAAATTTGAGGATACTCAAACAAGTAACAGCGTAATTTCCGGTACTTCTATTTTTGATTACTTGTACAACTTACAAAAACATCAAGAAAATTCTGTAGCAATGGAAGCTTTAGGTATTGCTGCGGTTACTTCAACTTTCTATGCTACATTTACTGCGTTTGGAGGAAACTTAAATCCACCTTCAATTGATGACTTAACAAAATTCAATAAGGCTGATAAGAAAAATAAATCATTGGATATATTTCACACGTTTAAGTCAATGACATTGAAGCTATCTCACAACTCTGTAGGAGAAGGAGACAATAAAAGAATTACAATTGGTAAAAGATACTCAAGTGATAAAGCACCTGCGTTAATTGCAGATACGATTTCTCAACTTATAAATGGTTACTTGGATGTTGCTAAAAAAGCTTGGATTTTTAATGTTCAAGGAAACAAGGAAAATACTCCTAACTTGTTGTTTATGGTTATGGCTGGTGTTCCTGTAAGCGATGCGATTTACTTATCTTCTAATCCTTTAGTTATTGAGTACAATCAAATCAAAAAAGAAATGCTTGGTGTTTATTCGAATATTTCCAATGACCCTGGAACTAATCCGATAATTGATTCTGAAACTTCTTTTAAAGTAAATCAATTAGCTCAAGACGAACTTGCTAGAAGATACTCCGATTTAATAAAATCATCTGGATACGATAATCTTAGTTTTAGTTCAATAAACAACTTGAATGAAACTGAAGTTTATACAGAAAAACAATTATTGGATCGTGTTGGAGAAGCTCCTAATTCAGAAGATTTAAGATTACTTGCTCAGTACTTAAACATAGAATTAATAACAAAAGATCTTACTGAATTTCAGCAAGCAAATAAGTTTGACACTAAGAAAATTGCAAACATTACAGATGCTGAACAAAACAAAAAACAATTAGAAAGTCTGTTTAGTAAGCCTTCTGCTATACCTTTGTCTTGGGAGAAAGGTTTTGAAAGTACACCAATTGGATTGTTTAAAGACAAAGACTTTATCATTAATTTATTTACTCGTTTTTTCAAAATAAGAAACCACGAAATTTTAAATAAAAAAGCGTTGTCTCTAAAGGTTAAAAAAGGTGTATTTAAAAACGTGATGATTAACGCATTTAAAAATGACTTCTCGTTGTTCTTGTATCAAAATGCTATGTACAGTCCAGTAAGTTATTCTACTCAGTTAGCTAACGGTTCTCCTGTTGTTTACAAGCTAACAGAAAACAAAACTCAAAAGGAAGCAATTAAAGTAAACGAAGTAAATGGAGAAGTAACTTACAATGTAAATAAATTAAGGCATGATATGTTTCTAGACAGAACTATCAACAATCTTTACAAAGATGGTCAAATGACAGAGTATGTTAAATACTTGATTGAATTAAGAAATGTTAAAGAATCGTTTGTTGGAGTATCAGAAAAAGAAATACGAGAAAAACATTGGTTCTTTGATAGATACCACATTGATGCTATACCAAAGTTAGTTGCTGCTTACAACACTCAGTCTCCTTCTGTAATGTTTGATTCAAACATTGGTACTTCTGCAAGATTTAAAGCTCTTAAAGAAAGGTATGCTGACGAGTTAAGTCATTATTCTCTTGTTGAAGATTTGCGTTCAGATACTGAAAGGAAAAACGACAACTCTAAAAAGAGTAATCTTTATTTACAGGACACGACTGATCCACGAATAATGGCTGTGTACTTAGAAAATTTAATTGACTTGTCCAATAACAGTAATCCTGACATTAACTCGTTTTTTTCATTAGATAATTTCTCTCACATTTCAACAATGCAGGCGGGTTCAAATACTAAATCAAAATACTATTTAGGAAAGTTGGACACTAAAAGCAGAATGGAAACTGTTATTCAAAAAACATTTGCTTCAGAAAGAATACTAAAAGTTTTTGCTGATATTCAAAAACAAATGGAAACAGAAAGCATTAAAATTAATAAGGCAGATGGTAGATTGTTAGATCAGTATTTTAACCTGTTTAATGACCTTACTCCAATGGAATATAAGCAACGATCAAGAGGTTCTGACTACACGTTAAACGTACCTCTTGCTTTTGTAACAACTTCTACAATTAAAAAAACAGTAATGACTGAAGGTGACATTTTCATTTATGAAAACTTAAACGATGCTACTAAAGAAGATGAGTTTTTTGTTATAGTTGAATCAGGTGTGTTTTTTGACGAAATGCCTGGTATGACGATTGATTCATTGGAGGAACTTTTTAAGTCATGGCTAGGTAAAAAAATAGCATTTCAAGATGATAAAATAATTCCACCAAGCGGTCCAGGAATAAATGAAAAAACATTTAATGCACTGCTTCTTAAATACTTTGGTGTTGACAATTCTTCAACGTCTCCTGTTTTACAATCAGTTCCTTTATTCAAAATAAAAGATGGGTTGTCTATTGCTGATGCTATTAACAAGAAAAAAAACAATTGGGTTAAAGACGAAACTATGGCTAACAATAGCAATAAAGCAATCGCATTCCCTTCTAAAGCTGCACCAGAATACCTTAGTGGAAATAAAAGTTCTACCCGTAATTACATTCGTAAGATTAAGGAAATTAACAGCTCTGCTTTTGATGAACAATTTGTTTCTTCAGATGCAGTATGGATTTTTGGAGCAGGAAACTTTAAATCTTCCAGAGGAGGAGAGACTGAAACTTCTTACCAGCAAATATTAGTTGCCGATTTTACAAATAAGTATGCTCCCGTTATCGATAAAGCAATAAAAGAAGGAGTTTCTTTTAATGTTGGAACAGCTAATGGAATAGATAAATTAGCTATTGATTATTTAGTTAAGGAAGGTTACAAGAAAATAATACGTTATGCTCAAATTGGAAAATACTATGAGTTAGTTAAATCTTACGACGGAAAAACTTCTCCTCTTTATTCACCAAAGAAAGGCATTAGATTGTCTAACGGACCTTTTATTGAATTAAAAAAGTATCTTAATGACATGAACTTATTTGAAGGCATGGATGAGTCCGATATTGCATCTAACGGTTACGACATAGTTTCTGATAAAATTAATAAAAAACTTGAAGGAGATGACAAGCTTCGTTTAAATTTAATTAATGTTTTACATGTACAAGATGGAACATCAAGCGTTTTAAGTAAAAGCGGTATAGACATAGGGATTTCTATTTCTGATTCTTTTTTAGAGCAGTACCTTATGAAAAACACTAACAGTGTACTTGCTCAATACATAAGAAATGCACAATCATCAAATGGTAAAACTACATACCAAGGGACAAGCGAAAAAGACAACAAGTCAAATTATTATTGGTTTAGTGAATTTTGGAGATATGTAGGACTTAAAACGTATCAAGCATTTATAAGAGATTTAGCTAATTCTAAATCCGCTGAAGACATCGGAATCATTAATAATAAAATCAGAACGGTTTACATAAATGAATTACAAAATACGTTTCCGGAATTAGGTAAAGTAGAACTTCAATCTGATAATTCAACTTTAAAAGTAGAAAACGAACAAGTTTTAAAAATAAAAGAACCTACTTTTGAAAGACTTATGGTAGGTAACCATGGTATTTACATTGAATTTAGTACTCCTAAAAATACAGGAAATTTTGTAACAGCTAGGATGCAATACAATGAATACGATAGAGATGGTAAAAAATTATACGATCAAACGAAAACTGTAAATTATGCTGACTATAAGCCTGGAAAATGGTATTTGGATTTATATGAAGCCTTTGGTAAAAAACAACCTCAGTATTCTGAAAACAACAAGTCAAATCAAACAACTACTACTAAACAAAGTAGTGCTGAAAGAGAATATACACCTGAAAACATAACTTCTTTAAAATCTAACGAAGTATTTGTATTTGGTGCAAACACAGTAGGTGGACACGGAGGTGGAACAGCAGGATTAGCTCAACGAGGAACAGTAACTCCTGAGTATAAAGCATTACCTGTAGGAACTAAAGGTAAATGGTCTGAATATGGAATTGTAGACAAACTTATGCAAGGAACAGAAGGGAAATCTTTTGGAATTGTAACAAAAGCTGCATCTATAAGTAATGGATTTTTAAAAATAGGAAAAACCCGAAGCGTTCCTCCATCAAGAATAGAACAATCTATTAACGCTTTAATCTTAGAAGCTAATAATAATCCAGGATTAAAATTTCTTGTTACAAAATTTGGTACTAACATGGCTGGATTTACTGAACAAGAAATGAAATCTTTATTAGAAAATAAAAATCTTCCTGAGAACATTGTTTTACCAAAAGAGTTTGAAGTTAGGACTGCAAATTCAACCAATTCTCAATCAAGTAATCCTGTCTCTACTGAAGCAACAATACTATTACCAATAGGTATAAGCGGTAGTGGGAAAAGTACATTTATTAAAACTTTATCTAAAGATGAATATACCGTTATTTCACCTGATGAAATGAGAGTAGAATTTACAGGTAATATGGATGATAAATCTAAAGATAAAGAGATTTATGAAGCTGTAAAAGAAAGAGCTATAGCCGCTTTAAAAAGTGGTAAATCTGTTGTTATAGATTCGACTAACCTACAAAAAGATAGAAGAAGAGATTTTATAAGTGCTATAAATTCTGCGTCACCAAACACTAAAGTAGAATATAAGTTACTTGAATTAAATCCTGCTTTAGCTAAACAAAGAATTAAAGATCAACTTGCAAGAGGGGAAAACAGGGCTAATGTACCTGATACATCAATAGATAGGCAAGCTTTGTTGTACAAAGAAATGTTAGAGGATATTAAATCTGAAAATGTTTCTGAATTTTCTGAAACCAATTCTCAATCAAGCGAACCTGTTTCTACTGAAGCAACCGGAACGATTAATGTATCTGCGCTTAAACAAGGAACTACAAAAATTACATATACTTTATTTAATAATTACATAAAAGAGAACCAAACAAAAACCGGTTACAAAATAACAATCCCTGAATTTCCTAATGTAGAATTGTATTTGACTAAGGAGCATTATAATTCGGAAGGCAATGTAGCAGCTCTTAACTGGTTTATTGAAGTAAATACTAAAGGCGGTGTATTTACTATTTATACGGAAGGTGCTTCTACACAAAAACAAGTTTTAGAAAAATTTGCTGATGACATAAATACAAAATATTCTAAGTCAGAGAATGGACGAAAAGTGTTAAAATCTATAGGTATTGAATTAACCAATTCTCAATCAAGCGAACCTGTTTCTGCTGATTTATTTGCAGAATACAAAAGTTTAGGGGGAACTATGTCTGAATCTTATTTTAATGATTTACCTTTAGACCGTCAACAAAACATGATAAAAGATAAAAACAATTGTTAAGATGAAATGTATAAATAGATCACACGCAGAGTTTAAATTGTTACAGAAAAAAACTAATTTTCATCCAGACTTACTGGCTTCACTTGTCTCAGAGTACATGGAAACTAATGACACTGACATATTCCCAACTCTTAGTGAGTTGGGAATTTCTGAAGACGTTTTTTTTGAAGAGAGCGAAACAAATCCTGTTGCTGAAATGTTAGGTGTTGAAAACACTTGGGAAACTCCGGTTAATTTAAAAAGAACACCTACTTCAGATGAAACATTAAGTATCTTTTTAGACAACAACGCTTTGGATTTTAACGAAGAAGAGTTAGAAAAATACAATCAGGTAATTAAAGTTGTAGGTGAAACTGAAGCATTGCGTGATTACTTAGAGTATGAAAAAGTAATTAGAAGTCCTGAGCTTGTATTAGAGAAAGTTTTATTATTAGAAACTGAATCCTTTGAAAACGACCTTAGTCAACAGAATCCGTTTTTTGATAATGATGCTGCTGATTCTGCATACAATTCTGAAAACTCTACTGCGCTTGAATTAGTAGGAAGTGTTAATGAAATCGTAGAGAACAACAACAAAATAATTGCAATTGAAGCAGTAATTAAGCTGTCCAAGCAACTTAAAGTTCCTTATGAACTTATGAGTAGGAGCGAGTTTGAAACTCAATTTCCTGGCAGAGGATTAGTTGCTGGTATGTTTAAAGAAGGGAAAGTTTATTTGATTCAAGATGGTTTAAATAAAGACACGGTTTTTCATGAATTTGCTCACGCTATAATTAAATCAATGAGTTCAGATAATCCTGAGCTATTTGATAAACTTTACGAAAACCTTTCTTTGACTCCAGAAGGAAGAACGATTATTGATTCTTTAAAAGAAGGTTATGCTGAATACAACTTGAATGGTTCTAACTTTAAGGAAGAAGCAATTGTTCACGCATTAACTGAAGCTTTTAAAAATAACTTAGATTCTAAGCCTGGCTTTTTTAAAGAATTGTTTTTTCAAATAAAGCAATTTTTGAGAAAAGTCTTAGGTAAAAAAATAAACATTTCTAATTTAAGTTCAGCTACTACTTTAGAAGAACTTCTTTCTATGATAAACGAGGGGGATGCTTTTAATTTGAATGTTGATTTCCTTAAAGGAGAAGATGTAGAAATGTTTGCTTTAATGTATGACGCTCAGGTTGCTGAATTAAAAAAAATATCTTCTGACAAAACTCAAGCAATTGTAAATGAGTTTTACGATGTTGTTACAAAAATGCTAGGAGAGTTAACTAAAGAGAACAGTTCTCTTTCTTCACTTAAAGAAGAATTGTCTACTGACTTTAACGATTCTATTTTGCAAAAAATGAAAAAAGATTTAGCCCTGATTTCTCAAAACGCAACTAATTCTACCGTTAGTAATTTAGAAAGTGATCGTTTTAACACCAAGGTTGTTAATTCTTCACCTGAAGCAATTAAAGATGCAGACAACAGTTTAGATTTATTTGATCGTAAGTTGAGAACTTTTGCAAAAATAATGGGTCAAGCAGATGCACTTGCTGATCATTTCTCTTCGACTCTTGCTAAAATGTCTACTGATGACTTTAACAACGATTCAGAAAAAATAGAAAAGTTTTATTCGATTCATGTTTACGTTAAAAACTATGTTGCTTTTTTTAATGTTAAGTTAGCCGATTATTTTACAAATAACAACGGAGGTTTATTAAAGGAGGCATTTGATAAAACTAATAAAAAATTAACTGATTTAAATACTGTCTTGAACAATCAAGTTGGAGATCTAGTTTTTGAAAGTCTTTATGATCACATAATTGAATTAAATGAACCAATCGAGACTGAGACAAGAAAAGAATTACAGACTCTCTATGACAAGGGTTTGTTTCAAGAGTATGACAATCTTTACATGGATCATTATGGATTTTCTTTGTCCGAAGAAAATGAATACAACGCTTTCTTAAAGCTAAACATTGAAACAATTAAAAAAAACCCAGAAGATTTAAAGAGGTTTCGTGAACTAGAATTACTAATGAACAGCGGCAGGAAGATAACTAAAGAACAAGTTAGACTTATTGCAGCAAATGTTTTATCAGATTCAAAAAGTTTTATGTCTTACTTTAGTACAGCGATTAAAAATCAAGATTTAGTTATAAGTGGGTTTGATTCTTTTTTAAAGAAAGCTTTTTCTACTATAGGAGCTTCTCAAAACAAAATGACTAATGAAATGATGCATGGTTTGCAATCAATCTTAAAAGGAACAAAAGACAGTCGAATTTTTGGTGAAGAAGCATTTGGTAGGTCAATAGCTAGCATTGATACTTTTGGAGAAGTTGAAAAACCTAATGAAAAAAATACTGATAAAAATAAACCTGTTGTTTTTACTCCGGACGTTGTTGTTGCTAGGGAGGAACGTGTTTTCAAAAGTAACTTTAAAGGCTTTAGGTTTAAATTAAAAGAACTGGACAATTCAATAAGTATAGCAGCTAAAGCTTTTGCTGCTGATAAAACTGAACCGAAACAAGTAATTTTAGAAGATGCTATTGCGGCTAAATATTTGTTTGAAGCAAAGTACATGAATCGAGACAACATTGACTCGTATTACGAAGCTGATGATTTGTTTTATGAAAACAATAAATTGACTGATGTTGGTCGTAGTGCAAAAAGAAAAGTTACTTCTATTTTTGAGGAAATAAATCTTTACCAAAATTCATTTAACGAAGATCCTACTGATTTCACCGATGCTGAAGAGATGAATCGATTGTTTTATGAATACAGTCAGCTCAGCAACATTTATGATAAAAATGGAGTAGAAAAAACGGGAGAAGATAAAGAGATTGCTCTTCTTTTAATTAAACAAAAAGAATTAAATTTAAATAAGCATACTTACGAGTACATTCCTAATAAATTTGAACTTGCTCTTACCGAGTACATGACTGTTCTTTCTGAACAATTTGAAAGCACTGATTCTGAAGAATACCTTATGGCTGTTGATAAATGGATTGAAAGAAATACAAAAATTCAAGTAGATCCTTCTTATTACGAAGACAGAAAAAAGTTAACTGACGAACGAGATTTGTTGTTATCTAATTTACTTGAAAAAAACATTGAAAAATTAGAAGCAGAAAATTTAATTTCTCTTAAAGAAGGATACGAATACCTTTCTGCAAACTTGTCTCCAACAAGAAATTCTGACGGAATGTATGATGGAACAATGATGTCTAAAGAATTACAAGAAGAAATTAAAAACAAAGATATTGAAATTTACAAGTCAAAAGAAAAAAGCATTGGTTCTACAGGACTTACTGAAGAAGATAACAAAAAGTTAATTAACTTAGAAAACGAGGAATCAATCAGAAGATTAAGTAAAGATGATAAAGATAAACTTGCTCTTTTAAGATTAGGAATTATTTCTGGATTAAACGCTTATTTAAAAGCATCAGAGGATTTAAATAAGATTAAGTTAATTAACAGTCAGCTTCAAAACAATTCTTTTACCTCATTTACTCCTATTTACAAACAAACATTTTTAGACATTCTTTCTAAGAGTCCTGCGGCTATGGAAATTTTGCTTAAAAATTTAAAAGAATCTGACTTAAATAAGTACAAAGACACGGTTGAGATTCATTATTTAAGTGAGTCTTTCTTAAAAAGCATTCTTAAAAATAAAACATTAGTTGAAAAACTTAAAGGAGAGAGTGTTGAATTTCAAGAATGGTTTGGACTTAATCATTTTGAAAAATCAGAAATAAGCAGAAGTGCTTCTGGAAACAAAAGAGTAATTGATGTTTACAGTGCGTCTTCTGCATGGAAGTTTAGTGGACCTACTGAAACTAATTCTTACATAGCTCATTCAACACCAATTACTTTTTTTAGCAAGGGGTTCGTTGAGGATAAAAGCAAGCGACCTCGTGTTCCTAACATGTCTTACCAAGAAAAGAAAGCGATTGACAGCATGATAAACAAAGAAGTTTTAAGAGATGACATTTCTTTTAATTCTAAAGATGAAGCAACAATTAATGCATTAGCAAACAAGGACAATAAAGGAAGATGGCTTCCAAAAACGGAAGAACAAAATGGAGGTGATGCAACCTACATTGATAAAAGTTTCATGGAGTTGTTGGAAAACGACCCCGCAGCGTTTCGTGCTTTAGATTACTTGAAAAACATTTATTTATCTGAGCAAGATAAATTAGATATCTCCCAGAGATCTTATCTTACCTACCCTAAAGAACGTATGGGTGGAGTAAGTCGTCTTTATAAAGGAGGTCCAAAAGCTGTTCTTAAAAGAAGAGTTAGTAAAATTACTAGAGCCTTTGGATTTGGGTTTGACGAAATAGATAACCTGGAAGAAGGATTGTATGCCGAAAATAAATCAATAGTAAGTTCTTCTATATCTGAAAGAGTTACTCGACCTATTCACGGACTACATCATTTAGACATAAGTGAAACAGGTACAAATATTTTATCCTTACTTGCAGATTGGAACTATTCAAAAGAAGAGTTTATTAGAGCTCGTGAGGTAAATCCATTCTCTCAGCTGTTAACAGAAACAATTTCTTCATTAAGTACTGATCCGAAAATTAAAGATTTTCGCGATAAGATGAAAGACTTAAACATATTTCAAAAAAATGTTACTCCTGACTTATCTAAGCGACTTAAATTTATTAGGGGGTTAATGGACAAACACATTAGCGGTGAGCAAATAAGCTATGAAAACAAGTACTTTGATAAAAAATACGTTACAGGTGCTTTAAGGATTATTTCCACCAATCAGGGAATAATGGCAACTCGTTCATTCATCTTTAACATAAAGAAATCTTTGACTAATTACAATGGTGCAAAGATGATGATTTATTTAAAAGCTTTTGACAAAAAGCTATTTAGTAGAACCGACTTGCTTAAAACCAGAGTTCTTTCTGCAAGACTGATGGCAATGATCGTGGCTAAATCTTACTCAAGGGCAGCTCTTCCAGCTCTTTTACAGTTGTCAGATGTAATGGACGCAATACCTGATCGTATAAAAAATGATCGCTTAGCTGGGTCTCGAAGTATAATTCAAGATGCAAGCATTTCACACATAGGTTTTGTTGACAGAAAGTTTTTTGGTAACTCCGCATCTGTTCATCAGTTCTTAGCTATTTTGCATAAAAATAAAATAAGCGTAAACGGAAAATTAATTCCTCTTTATGATGCAGTAACACTTAATGACAAAGGTTCTTTAGAAACTGTAAAAGGAGTACCTGAAGATTATCAGATCAAGTACATTGACGGAGTTGCTTCATTGGGTAAAGGAATAAAAAAACTAATGGCAATCCATCAAGATACTCTGTTAAAAACAATTGGTGCATCTAATGATTTACATTTGCCTGAATTTTACAGGTCAACTATAGCAAGATTCACCATGTTCTTAATTAAGTTTTTTCCAAACATGCTTACGGATAAAATAAAAATAGGAACTGTTACCACAAAAGGAGGATTGAGAATAACTCCTCGGGTAAATCCTATTACTGGAAGGTATGAGATTGGTACGTATATGGGGTCAATTGAAACAATTCTTCAACTTATAAGAACCAGAGGTCAGTACGTTTCACCAAGGAATTATCTTGGAGCTTTGCAAGTGGTAGCTTTGTTTTTAATTAATAAAATTCACACTGCTATAATTGGCTCTATGAAAATTTACGCTAATGTTGATGGGGATGATGAAGATGAAGATGCTTATTTCAATTTTGATAAAGACAGAGACGGTATCTACAATATGCTTCGTTACAGCACAAACGCTTTAAAAGCACCTTCGTTTTTTGAAGCTGTTGATTTAGAAATAGATCCTACAAGAACCTCTACTGGGGGTAGAAGTTTTGATTTAGAAAACTTTTTAAAAGTTTCGTTTTTAGATTTAGGTGAGATGGTAGCTAATGAAATGGAAACATTTGCTCCTTACACTACTGAAGGGAAAGTTCCTTTACTCAATTCAACGTATAACATGTTGATTGGTAAAGGTGTTCTTCAGTCAAGTAAACCTGCAGTTATGGAATACATTCAAGCAGGGATGTATTTACTAGACGACAAGAACCCTGATAGTTTTTACAAACAAGACTCTGGACCTTGGAGCTTTCAAAATGAAGGTTCAAATAAAGCATGGAACATAATCATGAAAGCTCAGTTTGGACTAGACGGTAGTTTTATGGATCCCGTTTTTGGATTAGAAAACAGAATCAGCAACAAGAAAAGACAATAAAAAAGTAAGGGGACCTAGCAATATGCTAAGTCCCCTTTTAAGTTAGTTGTGTTTTTCATTTAATTCCAAACACGTCACATTTCTTAAAGAAATAGTTTCGTTTTCTAAACATGGGGCATCTATAAGTTCTAACTTATCGTCCCCATTAAAAATTGAACTGTTAAACTGCAACGCGTATTCTTCATAAAACAATTCAGGATAGAGTCCGACATTTACTATTTTCTTAAAAGAAGTTACGGAAATTTTAATCTTTACTGAAGTATTGATTTTAGAGTAGTTACCAGTCATTATTTTTTCAACATCTTCATCGAAAGAAGTTAAGTCAAAAACAAAATAATGATAACCATCTTCTTCAATTACTGAATCATACAACTTGTGATTAACAAGTACACTTTTAACAAATTGAAAGTTGGAATCACTCTGGTGAAACAGTCCAACGATAACTGGTTTTTTGAAATCAATTCCATCTATTTTAAAATAGGTGTTAATGGGGCTAATATTTGTTTTTAAATTCAACAAAGGCCAAGCAAATAACGTACTTTTTTGAACGTATTGCTTTAAATCTCTAACTAAGTTCATAAATTATTTAAATAAGGTTTTTAATTCGACTTTCTGAAATCCTTCTGGCTTTATTATTTTTCCATCTTCCCTGAAGATTGGATTGCCATCCGGACCAAGCTTAGCCATGTTATTACTGTGTACTAAATCAAATGCAGGAATGATCATGTCTTGAAGACCATGCTTTAGAATTGTTCCGCACAAGATATACAACTGATCTGCCAAGGCATCTAAGACTTCAACTAAGTCTTCCTCTTCTGCTGCATCTTTGTACTCGAGCACTTCTTCTTCACCTAGCTTGAATCTAAGTCTACTCTCTGCAATACTCAACAATGTAGGTGTTTCACTAATTGTTTGTTGGAATTTTTGGTGAAATTCCTTAACCTGTTCTAATTGTTTATTCATTATACTTTATATAAGATGTTGTTTCCTAATCTATTGAAGGACTTAGTGATGTCTGACACCCCGTTTCCTTCTGGATCTGTAATTGTTAATACGTTTTTAAATTGTTTTTCTATTGCCTCAAGTACGTTTAATGACAATTCTTTTAAATGCTCCATTGTTAAATCCGTGTAGTACATTAAGATTAAATCATCATACACACTGGATACTTTACAATAAAACAAAACTAATTCTGTTTTTTCCTCACTCAGTAAATCAATTTTTTTTGATGCATCATTGAACATTTTTATCAACTCTATCGTTTTGTCTTCCGCATGCAACCCCATCTGCTTCATAAAAACTGAATTGAACTTGTCAACAAACTTAATGTAATCCAAGAACGGTTTTTTGACTTTGTACTTTATATACTTGCTCGTCTTATTCTCATACTTTGCGTACAAGGAATCTGACTCTTCAAGTAAGCTCACCATCTTCACATTGATTCTGATGAGCTTTATTTTATCTTCATATGATGCAGTTAGAATATCGTGCTTCTTAATTGTCATAAGAATGCAGTTGGAATTAATTCTATTGTGAAATCGGGCATGTCTGAACACTTTTTCTGGTCAACAATAAGAGTGTGCATCAAAAGCTTTATGTAGTTCTTATACAACTCTAAGTCTTGTACCTTGCTCTTTTTAAAGTAGTACACCAAATTTTCACTATAATCCATAAAAGACCTTGCTTTTTTTGCATCTAACCTGAATCCTGGAATTAACCAATTAAAAGAAGCTCTGAACTGACCTTGCTGAATAGTTGTATTAACCCTGGTTTTACCAACACGACAAGCCTCAATAGTTATAACCTTCTCTATTTTTAATTTGTTAAGATCAAATGATTGTCCTCCAATGGTGTATGAAGTAAACATTGGTGCTTCTTTTATTATAATTTCAATCTTCATGTGTTTTATCTTTAATTGGTAAATTTATCAACTCAAATTCGTTATCAAAGTCGTCTGGGTCATATTCATCTAACGTGTCATCAGATAATATGTGGTATGGAATGTATGCCGATTCATCAAGCAACTGTTGCGTAGTGATAGTAAACTCCCCTTTTTCCAGCAGTGCATCTCTAACTTTATCTCCAAATAGTTTTAGGTCGTCTGCTGATTCAATCATCCAGTTCACAAATTTATTATGGTCTAGGTTGTGTTTCATTTTACTTTGTTTAGTGTTTGTTTTAAATCGAGTGGCATTCTTTTTAGTGCTCCTCGTTCTTTCATTTTTGAGGATGGGTATGAGTACATAATCATTTCTTTTGCTACTCTGTCTTTGTACTCTTGTGTTATTCTTAATGCTCTAATCAGTTCTGCTTCTAGCTCATTAATTATCAGCATGTCTTGTTCAAGTGATTGTCCTAACATGGTTTTTGTAGTTTGATTATTTTTTCCAGGAAAGTGGAGTTTTCCTTTTTTATTTCTTTCAGTTTCAGATTAAGACTTTCTATTTGTTTTTTGTGTCCTTTATGCTTTAGAAGAATTGCACCTATCTGAGTTGATTTCATTTCATATTTAAACTCATCTAGCTCTGAGTTTAACGTTCCAATTTCTATTTTTAGATTTTGAATTTCTATTTTTAGTTCTTTGTTTTCGTTCCATAACCACAGGAGTTCTTCCTGTGGTGTGGCATTCCCTCTGAGTGACATTAAGGGTTCTTCGGTTTCTTTCTTTTCCATTTCTATATATTAGTCCACCTGCCTTAAACGTTCATATTCTTCTGCTCCTAATTCTGACATATAAGGAACCATTTCATTTCCGTTGAATTTTTGGCTTTGATTTCCAAATCTGTGATCCCAAATTTCTTCTATTTCAATAACGGTTTTAGGTTTTATATATATTCCGTTATGCTTAGCCATTTCTGCTCCTTCAAACAATCTACAATGTTCTAAATCTGCATTTACTGGGCTCATTTCATAACCATAAACATCTGATTTAGAATGACAGCTGTCATGAAATACCCAATATGGATCAGAACCTCTGTAATCTAAATTGTATTTTCTTCTTTTATCATTCAACCAATTCATCAGGACAATTTGTGTGTCTGCATTGTAACACTCATGTCCTCCAGTCATGCTTTCTAAATCTTCTTCATAATAATGGGGTGGAACTTTTAAATCAGAATCCCAAGCACATTCTTTTATGAATCTTTTTAACATGTTATCAGGAATACCAACGTAAGATAAACCTAAATGTTCTTCGTCATATTGACTTAACTCTGAATAGTTCCAAGTAATGTTTTGTATTGTAATTAGCATCTTACTTAATCGGGGTTATCTCCTTTTTTCAGGATTACTGTTATTTCTTGGTTTGTTTCTTCTGTGGCGTATGTCCATTCAAAAGTTTCACCGTTTTGTAATTCTTCTAAGTCTTCTTCTGAAAAGAATATTTTAATTGTCCCTGCCATGTTAATTTATTTTAAAGAAGTAATCTGTTGCAGAGTGTACTAAAATCAAATGTGTTTTAGTTTTAAAATACTGATACGGGTTTCTTCTGTGAGTTAACCATCCGTCACAGCATCCTGCGTCACGTACAATTTTGTTTACAATTTTTTTGTTTGCTCTGGTAGCATTTTCATATAGCTCATCCCATTTGTATTCAGGTATTTGAGCACAAGTGCATTCTAAATGGATTCCTTTTTCTCTTGCATTTTGGTATATGCTTTTTGCTTTACTCATACATTAATGCTTCTATAACTGCGTCTCTCATTTTTGCAACACCAAAGTGTTCAATGCATTCTTCAATGGTTACTCTGTTTAAACAAAAATCTGTAGTTAGATCATCTTCTAGGTTTTTTAGCATATCCTTGGTTTCTATTTGATCTAAAACTTCAGATACGCTGGATACTATTAGCTCTACTGACATTGTTCCTGAACTGTGCGGTGTATTGACGCTTAACGATTCTGCACTGATTGTAATTGAGAAGCTCATACTTGTTCTTTTATTTTACGTATTGTCCAGGTTCTCATTCTATTATTTTAAGATATGCTGTTTTTTTAATTTCTACTTTTAGCTTAGCTCGTGTAATTGCTGTGTAGAACCATCTTGCGTGATTCCATATAGGCATTAGCCACGACGCGTCTATGTATATGTTGTTCCATTCTTGACCTTGAGCTTTGTGGCATGAAATTGCATATCCGTAAGTACAGATTGTATAAACTCTGTTGAATTTCAAGAACTTGAAAGTTTTTTCAAACAACAGATTTCTTAATTTGTAAGGGAATTGAAACTTGTTGTTTTCAAATGCTTCAACTAATTCTGCTCCATGTAAAGACGGCTCCATTAAATCAGGCACAAAAAACAATTTCTTTCCATTGTCATAATCGTAAATTAAAACCTTGTATTTTTTTTCAACCTCGTTTTTGTCAAGCTTTGTAATTTCAAACTCATACTCTAATCTTGGATCACTTACTGTGAAAATTTCACCGTTTGAATAAAAAACAGAATTTGAAACACTAACTATTTTTTCATTCTTTTGAATGTAGTTTAGTTCTTCTGGATCTAACTTGTATCGATACTCTCTTATCTTTTTGTTGTAGTCTACGCGAGTAGCATTTGTTGATGTTATTACAACATAAGAGCTATTTTCTTTTATGTCTTTACTCAATTGTTTAGAAAACTTACTAACGATTGTTAAATCACCTGAAGCGGGTAGTTTTATTTCGGGTTTATTATTTGTTCTTAAACTCGTAGCAATTGTAAGTAAATCTCCGTCGTATCTTTTTACTTCATTTAATTCATGAAAGTTTTCTTTTTTAAATATTTCGGGCTTTATTAAATTCCACTTAAACAGGAAAGGGTCTTTTCCAACAGGTTCTAATTGAAAACTGTCACCTATAATTATTAATTTGTTCCTCTTTAATATTGCTTGCTTGATTAAGTCATTCAGGATGAATGCATCAATCATAGATGCTTCATCAATGATGTATGTTTTTCTTGGTAAAAGTCCTCTTTGTACTTTAGATGTATCTATCCCTCCATATAATGCACGATGGATTGTAGCGTAACTTAATTTTTCATTATCTATCTTTTCTCTCAGTCGGTTTAATGCTGCATTGGTTGGTGCTAAAATACTTGCATTTGTAAAGTTAGCAATGTTTTCAGCGATTGTCGTTTTACCGCAACCTGAATAACCTGCTAATAAGAAAAATGAATCATCTGTTTTTAAAAAATTGCTGATTTTGGTTAATGCTTCTGTTTGTCCAGCAGTGTATGTTATTTCGGTTTTTCTAGATTCAAAAATTGTTTTCATTATTAAAAATTTAACGGCCCAGATTTACCTGGACCGTAAGTTTATTAAATTACAAACGTGTCACCTGTGTTTTTAATCGTACATATTTTGCAATTCTTTCCTTCGACTACTTTAATTTCAGGATCAATAACTGATGAGTAATGCTTATTAGCAAACGCTAATGCTTCTTCATCAACTTCAACAGGCTTAACTGGCGGAGCAATTATTTTTACAGGAGCTACCATTTCCTCCGCGGTTAAAGTTACTTTCAACGTTAACTCCTCATCGTCTGTTAGGCTTAACAAGTCATCTTCTTCTTCTAGTATTACGAAGTCTTCGTCTTCTTCTAAAAAGATTATCTCTTCAACTTCATCAAAATCTAATTCTAAGACTTGTTTCTTTTCTGCTTTAGGAAGAATGCATTCATCTGAATCTTCATCCGTTTTCCAAGGAACATGTACTTCGGGTATAGTTTCTTCGTGCTCTAGTTCATCAATCACATCTGCCATCATAGCCTTGTCAGAACTTGTTAATTGTTCTGGAGCTAACCCTGCCTCAATCAAAGCCTTCATTACTTCATCTTCTTCTTCTTGAGATTCAGCACCAAATATTGTTGGCTTAGGAAACGTTGTGGTTTTTACATCAATGTCAAAATCATCACCTGACGTTTTTGGTTCATACTCTTCTTTGATTAATTCTATTTGCTCTTCAGTAAGGTTGTTTTCTTGAGTCTCTTCAGAATCTTCCTGTAATGTTTCAATGTCATCATCCATATCATCTATGGTAAATTCAGATACAATTTCTTCTTTGGCAATGTTAAACATCACCTGGATGTAATTGTTCAATTGAACTTGTTGGTTGTACCACTTGTCTGATGTTTGATCTACTACTGCATACATGATGATCTTGTAGAGTCCCCATAATGTTCCTTTGTGGTCACATTGGAATGACGGTTTTTTGTACTCTCTTTTTACAACATTGATTTGCTCAGAAGTCATTATTTGTTTATCAAAATAAAGAAGACCCATCAGCTTTGCGTAATCTTTATCAGACACTTCTTGCTTAATGAATTTGTTTTTCATTTTAATAATCTTCTCAAAGTGATCGTGTGCTTGTTCAACCATTGCTGTAATTATTTCATTTGTTTCTTCTAATGCGGTACCTGTATGTTTTCTAATCCAATTTGCTTTACTTTCGTCTGTTACAAATTGCACTTTATTTGCGTAAATAAATCCTCCAATACTACAACCAAATCTTAACTTTTTGTTGTAAGAATTAGCCCAGTTAAGAGTCATACCCATGTCAGGATCATTGTCGTTTTCCAAATGGAAAAACCCCAATGCTACTTCTCCTGTTGCTGATCCTTTATATAGCTCTTCCTTTATGGTAAAGCCGTTTAAAGCTAGAACTTCTCTAGCTTTGTCTATTACGCTTCCGTGTGAGATAACAGTATAAGTTTCTGTTTGTTCTGGAAGCGGTGTGTTTCTTAAAAATTCTTCTGTTGTTGTTTTAGATTTCATAAAAATTCATTGCTGCTTGTGAATGTTTTGGATCAAGACTTTCGATTTCTTTTCTGATTTTCTTAATATAGAAGGACAAGTTTAAGTTGTACTCTTCAAATTTTTTGTCTGGATTTATTCTATTTGCTTCTTGCTCTAAGCAGTTTTGTGCTTCGAGTTTTATGTTTTTAACCTCAGTTAATTCTCCCTCAGTAAAAATTTCTTTTACTTTTATAAACTTACATCCTTTGTTTGCAATGTAGTATCTTAGGGTTTTTGGTAGCTTGGTTCCAATAACGCTTCCATCTGTTACACAAGTAGCGTTTAACTTCCATTGACCTTTCATTCTTACTCCTGCACAGTAATCAAAAATGTTTTTGTTTTCACTTATTGTCATCTCTGGTTGCTTGTTGTGTACAAAGTAATTGTATAAGGCAATCCTGTTTACTCTGTAGCTTTTGTTTTTGTGAAGAGCTTTGTCAATTTCAAATCGACCTTTTTCTTTTGTTTTGTAGTGATTGAACTTTCCGTCCTTTGTCTTTTTAATTAATGGCTTAGGTGTTTGCTTTATCAATGAAAGAGCTTCCTCTTCTTTGATTTCTTTTCCTTTGTAAATACCAATATAATTATTTACGTCTCCAATGATTAGCTTTTCGTAATCTTCGTACTCAAGGTTCAGGCTTGTTATTTTCTCCCACTTCTCACAAATCTCAAGATACTTTGCTTCATACTCACGAGGTATAATTATCTCACTACCATCTGTGTTAATCATCAAAGGTCTTGCCCCTGGAATGTTTTCACAAATATCTTCCATCAACATAACTAACAGTAGCTGTCCGTTGCATGTTATTTGCATGGTAAACAAAGAATCCTTTAAGAAAGAATTATCTTCATTTGACAACCCATAAGTTGCGTTTAATAAAATTTTGTAAACGTAATTTAGTGGATTGCTTTTAGGATAAAGCTTTCTGTCTTCAAAGAAACTTTCATAAATTTCACAGAAAGCTTCTTTTGGAATATGTGCTGGAGCCCATTTATTTCTTATGGCTAAATTTGGGTAATATGAAGTTACGTCAAAAGACTTTATAATAAAATCTTTACATGACTTATAGATGCCTTTTTTAGCTCCGTGTATGCCACCTAATGCAAAAGACAATGTTAATCCTCGGTAAGTAACTTCTTCTTTGAAAGAGCCTTTTAAATTCTCTCCATCCAACACCAATCGTTTAAATGTAGATAATGTTCCTTTCAATACAGGAGTTGTAAAACGAATGTATGGTAAAATTACCTCACTTAGTTTTATCTTTTTCCTGTACGTTTTCATTTGCTTTAAAGTGCTTTCGGAAATCTGCATTTTTTCTGCAAGAAGTTTTAGGAAAATGCTTTTTGCTAGCTTTGGTTCAGAGTGATTTTGTAAAGGAATTTTGAAATGTTTGGTTAAGTTCTGTCTCAATAAAATTTCAGACTTATTCTTAATTAACAATTTCTTTGTTGACAGGCAGTCGTTGATGCAGTAAGCTTTAAGGCACAGGATGTCTTGCGAGTTATGTAATTCATTAAACGGTTTTTCCATGTCCTCTACATTGTGCCAATCCATACTGTACTGCAACCATTTAAGAGAACTCATCTTAGCAGGGTTGTCGTAGTTGTTGATTGCTAAAATATCACATTCCCTAAACTCATTGTTTTTTGGATGATACATTGGAAACTCTCTATCCCTAGATCTTTTAATAACTTCTTGAGCTCCTTTATAAATGTAATCGTAAACTTCCTTGCTCGTTGAACGAAGTAACGTAATTTTCTTTCCTAAGATGTGTCTGGAAACTTGGTTGTCAAACTTTAATCCATTGTAAGAAACAAGAAATGTTTTTTTTTCTATTGCTTGTTCTAAGAAATCAATGAACTCTTTGATTTGATTTTTTTCATCACTAACTTCAAAAATAATAATGTCGTTAGAGTTTTGTACATTCACAAAACAAGCAACAAAGCAGTTAACAACTGTTTCGTAATCATATATGTATCCTTTTGCTAGTACCATTCTTTTAGATAAAAAAAGGGGTGCGTAAACACCCCTTTAAAAATTAATAATTCGTCATCACACTTTCTTCAATACTGGTTGAATGTAACTTGAAATTTTAAATCCTTCAGAATTTAAAGCAAACAAATTGATGAACGCCAAAATATCTTTCTCAGCTGTAAGATAGTACTCATAAAAAGTTTCAATTTGTTTTCTCTCTTCAGCATGAGTCTTACCGTTAATTCTTGCTTTTTTAGTAGGAACAACGTCTCCTTGAGCATCAACTCGTGTGAAGAAATGAAACGTCTCCTTCTTTACTTTAGAGATTATTGCTAACTCTTTTCTTTCTGGAAGGTACATGCATTCCACAAAAGGACAATCTGTTGTTACAGGAATTAAAGAGAATGTTTTTTTACCTAAATGTTCTTGAGAAACAATCATCATGTTTCCTTGATTTTTTTCAGCCATATCTTTTTTTTTAGACTACAAAGTTATTAAATTATTTGCAAAAGAATAAGGTAAAGTGAAATCTTTATTCTTGTAGTGATACTCAAACTGAACATTGATAACTTCTTCTGATCTTATTAACCAACTCTCCATTGTTTCACTTGAAACCTCAAAGTTGTAAACTTGATTTTTACCATCTACAACTAAGAAATTTACTACAATCTCATAATTCATTGCTGTACCTTGAGTCAACGAGTGCGCTAAAAGGTAGTAGATTGCTCCCTGTAACCAGTATCCATGAGTCTCAACAGATTTCACAAATTCTTTTAAAGAGGCAGATGTTGTTTTTAAATCGGTAACATAAATCTTTTTATTAATTCTGTCAACTTTGATGCAATCTAAAATTCCTTTCAATGTGTAATTTATACCATCGTGCTTGTTTGTCAACAACAATTCTTTACTTATTTCTTGCTTCTCTCCATCAATTAAAAGTAACTTTTTTGCGTAAGGACTTTTAAGAATTGCATCTTTTTTGTCTACACATTTCTCCCAAGATGCATTGTCAACAATGATTTTATCTTTGTTGGTGTGCATTAATTCAAAATAAAGAATAGCATTTTCAGTTATTACTTTCTCTAATCTCTTTTCATCCCCTGTTTTAAAAGGTGCTTTTTTATCATCAACTAATGACTGGTGAAGATTTATCTCAGCTAAATAAGTTAAGATCTGCTCTTCATACATCTCTAACTGATCTGATAAATCATTAAGATCCAATAAATAATCACACAATGTTTTTGCACTGTCTGGCGGTGCTGATACAACCATGTTTACAAACATGTCAGCTACTTCGTCTGGCTGTAAAACCAGTGCGTGTAAAAGAGAACCTTCATCAAAAAACTTCTTTTTAACTTTCTCTTCTTCCTTTAAAGCATACTTCTTATAGTATGCTTCAGGGCTAGTCATTAATAACTTTAATGCACTTGGACTTAGTGCAATGTTTTCTTGCTCGTAAAAATTACTTACGGCCAATAATTGTTCTGGGTTTAGACTTTCCATTTACTTTTTTTTTATTTTTAATTTAAACTCAAACATGTTACTCTTCTGCATTAGATCTGACGCATATAAATCAGCAATCATTTCCAACTCCTCATTTTTCAATTCTCTTGAAAGCAAATTAGTAGCTGTATAAACAATTTGGTCTACACTTCTTCCGTGAATGTCAAAATATTGAGGGATTAATTTTATGGAAGCCTTAACTTTAGCATAATCTTTTTGATCTAAATGATTAATCAAAAGAAGAATTAGGATTACACTTTTTGAAATGTTTGCCTGGTTAATAATCTTACAAGCTATAGTTAAAGTCTCGTGATTTTTAAACATTCCTGACAGAGTGTGAAAGTCAGGGTTAGATAAAACTTTCCGTTCGCTGTGATATATTAATTCGTGTATGTGAATCAACTCTATGTCTTCTTTAGAAACAAAGCAACGTATGGAATCAACTAAGATTCTACTTTGAATCATCTCATCGTACCAAGAAGCTGCTCCATTATAACTTCTATCTGTAGATCCAGGAATATAAACAAAAGTGCTTTCGTCTATTTCATCTAAAAGAATGGCTTGAGTAAGAATGTTTTTAACGTCATCAAACTCTTTATTATAGTAAGTTTTTGGCACAAAACGTAAAATCTCAACTACACTAACTAACTTTACGTTAACCATTGATTTTGAAGTAACCAACTTGTACTTGTACTTACTTTCATTTTCACAATGAACATTTGGAAATTCTTTATGCAGCAACAGTTTTGGGTCATCAAAAAACATCTCCTGTTTAGTTCTTTCTGCGGTTTCATTTTCTCCGTTAACCACATCATTGTGACTGCTTGACGCATAGTTATAATAAAACTTTAAACTTTCGGTATTGTTTTCTTCAATTGGAGAAACGGTCATTGTTCTTTTACTTACATCTTTAAAGAACCTACTAGGCAACGATGCAATTTTATTTTTTTTTTTCATATTAATCTAAAATCATTTGAACAACATCTGAATCCATCAACAACACATTAAACTTGTCATTGGAGTTTATTACTTTCTTAGTCAAAACAAACCTCAAGTCTGTTCCTAAAGTATCACTCAGCATTAAATCTTTAATTCTGTTTATGAAGGCAGGTGTAACTTCTCTATTAGTAACAGTTTCATTCAAATGATTAATCAACCTTGTTGTAATTACATACGCTAAGTCAGCTCTGTAATCAGTTCCACTTTTAACAAATGATTTAAGCTCAGCATTTACTTTCTCAAAATCAGTTTTAACGTTAAGAATTTCCTCAACAGTAATCATTTTGTCCAACTTGTTATTGATGAACTGTGTGAACATCATGGCAACTTCCGGTCCTACCGTCGCTTCACCAATGTTTTGAATCAATGGCAACTGCTTATCAAAATCTTCTACACCAGAAATAGCATTAAAGAAATTCACCAACGACCTTGGATTAATCTCAGGAGTAGATGGTTTTACAATTTCCTTATTCATCAACATAAAGTTAATTGCTCGTGAGTCCAACTTTTGTTTCTCAGCCCATTGAGACCATGATTCTACTTCCCACTTCATATTGAATGTAGAACGTCTTGATTTTGACGCAGGATCTTCTTCAGTAACATCATAAGTTCCATCTGAAGGATTCTCTGTAAGCAACACAGTCCAGTTCTTAGGAAGTTTCCATGAAATATATTGCTGCTTATTTACAATCTCCATAACTGCTTGCATGAATCTTGGTGACGCACGATTGAAATCATCCAATATAAGAACACCATTCTCACCTTTACCCGATAACCAACTTGGTTTAGAGTAACTCATTCTTGAGTTGTTTGTAAGAGTGTAGCCCTGACTTTCATATTGAGCAATTACTCTCTCATCAATGTATCTACCAACGGCTTTACCGTCTTTTTGTATAGTCATGTAGTATTCTTTAATTGGAATACCAATCAGATCACCTAACTCATCTAATTGAGCTAAATTAATCAACTCTATGTGGTTCAACTTAATCTCCTCAGAAAGCTGTTCTACAACACTTGACTTACCTAAACCAGCAGGACCACATATTGAAACTGCAACAGGGTTTTTACCATTTACTTGCAATTTTCGGTTATTAAGTATCATATACTTAATTGTCTCTTTTAACTCTAAACTGTTCAATTCTACCTTCATCTCTTCTTAATTAAGTTTTATTACTTTACCACATTCTTTTAAATGATCAGCATCAGAACTGATTGTAGATAGTACCCACAACATATTCTTTGCAATCTTTTTTGGCAAATTTGCCTCTCCGTCCGTTAGGTAAATTAACGTGGAGTATTTACGCTTGTGTTGATGATAGTAATCCAACACGGGATTGAAATCAGTACCTCCTCTTTTTTTTATAGGCAGGTCTATGTTTGGTTTATATTTGATTGGTGCTTGCATTTTTGTGTCACAGAAAATTAGCGTAAAGTCGTGTCCTGATTTATACATGTGATGTATTTCATTTAGGAACTCTAGTATTTCATTGTTAGACACTGATGCAGACGAATCAATTGCAATTAGTATGTGGGAGAACTCTTGTATCCTTATACCGTTTTCTTCCACAAATCTTCTTGATTGTTTTCTTTTTGTTTTTTTAATTGAGTTCCTTACTGAGTTCCCAATGTATCTTCTTAGGTAAGCTTTCCAGTTAAACTTTGGTGGCTCAATGTTAGCGAGACGCTTTAGGATGGCATCTATCTCAGATGGGATGCTACCTTGGCTTTTCCTAACTTGTTCAGCTACTTGATTCATTATGACTTCCAATTGCTTGTTTGCCATTTTGACTTGTGCTTCATTCATGTCAGCGCATTGTCCCCATTGATGGTCGGGTATCTTTGCTGTTGTTGTTCCTGAGCCGGTTGTTGGTTGTTGCCCTGTACCTTTAGCGTCTTGTTTTGCTTGATTTACTTGTTGGCTCATGCTTCCTGTACCACCTGCTCCGTCACCTGACTCATCTTTCTCAAGTTTCTTGTAGTATGCGTTGGTACCTTCGTGTGGTAGTAATCCTTTGTCTGGGTATTTGTCTAGTGTACAACCGTTATCAGGCAGGTATTCATCAGAGATGTTCTGATTTATTTCAAGATCCATTGCAATGTTTGCTGTGTCTTGTTGCTTGAGGTGGTCGTACTCTGTTATATGGAAGAATGCAATGTGCTGTAACTCGTGGATTATTAATCCTTTGCGCTTACTTGGGGATAATGTTTCCCAAAATTCTGGGTTGATAAGAAGTTTGTAATTAATACCTTGTAATCCTACACCTGCTGTTTTGATTCCTACTGAGGTAAACTCTTTTTGTAAATTCAAAAGTAGTAGTCCGTAGTAGGGTTGTTCAATCATTATATTTTTACAGGTTGAGGCTAACTCATTCTGAAGGTTTATGCTCATTGTTTAAAGCTTTAATTTGTTTCTTGAACTCGTGTATTTCGTCAACGGTTTTGTTTGAGTTTACCGTTAGGTTCCAGAACATTGTTGTGTTTAGGTTTTCAAAGTATGCGTTGATGGAATCATTTGATATGTAATCGATGTGTTTTTTTATGAACGCTACTATTCCTGCAGCTTCTCCATCATCCATTAGATTTACTCCAACTAGCGAATGAGACTTATGTATTAGGTCTTTAGCTTTTGGACCAGTGTTAACTTTAAAGTCTTTTTCTTTTCTTAATTTTTTAAGTTTGTAGTGCCAATATATGACGTTTGTTGTGTCAAGTCTTGCTGTTAGCATGTTGTATCCAAGCTCTGATACTTCGGGATCACTGTTTGTTATTAAGTCTAATATTTTCTTTTCTAATTGCATCTCTTAAAATTGGTTTGAAAAAAACACGAGAGCTTTCCGGACCATGTTGTTTTACACATTCTGCTACATCTTTTTCTACTGTGAAATAAATATAAGGAATGCCGTATTCTTTTTTGTAATGCTTCATTGCCTTCATTCCTTCAATGTCATTGTCAAACATTGAAAAGATGTAGGTGTATTTGCTTTTGTACTCTTCAATTATTTCTCTTGGTATGTCAACATTTTCACTGTCTGGGGCTACCAATTCAAATTCTTTAAACTTCATAGACTTAAATGCGCCAATGTCTTTTAAAGAAGATCCAATGATTAAACACTTGGTGTTGTATTTTAATTGTTCATGTCCCTGGATCATATTGTTAACTTTCAAGAACTTCATTTTCTTATTCAACGGAGTGTAGATTTTACACAGTTCGTTTTTTTTGTTGAAGTATCCGTATGCTACAGCAGGATTGAAATCCATGTGTGTTACTTTTGTATTTTCTGTTGCTGTTATTGTAAATGAATCAATAGGTAAGATTCGATATTCTTTTAAGAAAGGTCCTCCTATGTAAAATTCTTTCCAAAAAAGTTCGTCGTACTTTAACCATCTTCTTGTTTTGTATTTGCTTATTTCTTTTACGATTTTTACATAACCTGCACTTGATAAGTTAACAGGAACATAATCAGTCTTATCAAAGATTTCTAAAATTTTAACAAATGCGTCTTGTCTTGAATCTATTTTGTATAGATACATTACTATGTCCGAAACATCTCCATACTTTCCTGTAGAAAAATCTTTGAACCTGTAAAACCCTTGCTCTGAATAAAACAAAATCATTGACGGTGTTTTATCTCCGGGATTAAAGATTGAATTTATTTTTACAGACTGCCCTGTTAAAGGTTCGTCTAAATTTAAAACCTTTTCAAAAACTAAACCGCTATCTATTGGGAAATTTTCACTACTGTAATTTTTTACTGCAAGCATTTGTTTAAATAAAAAAGGGCTGATGACAAACATCAGCCCTTGTTACTAATAAAATAAATTAATCTTCCATGTCAAACAACTCATCGTCATCATCATCTGATGTTTCAAATGGGTTTTCTGCTGTTGTTTCTGGCTCGTCGTTGTCATTGTTCAAGCTTTCACTTGCTTCAGTCATACGTTTGCTTTTAACAATGTGAATGCTTGAATTAAAAGTATCTACTTCTTTACCTTTCAAGTTTACAAAAGAATCTACTTTCATTTTGTATGTTGGGAAGTAACAGTAGTACACTTTGTATCCTTTTGCGTTCATGTCTTCTTGTCCAGCAATCAACCAGTCTAAGTATACATCTTTGTACATTTTTGATTGCACGAAAAACTTAACTAAGTCCTCAACTTTCGAAACTTTTGCTGCTGTTTCATGCAACCAATTTGGTTTACCATAAAGAGCAGATAATGTTTCTAAAGTTTCAGCAACTTGAACAGCTACACTTCGTGTAATGTTCTCACCTTTCTTGCTTACAAACTCTTCATGTTTAATTGGCCAGTCACTTGTTTTAACCCATCTCACTTGTCCTGTGTATTGTCCTTGTGATGGATCACCAAACACTTTGTCAAACCCAACGAACCCGTCAGCAAGAGGCGGTGTTTCTAAGTAGAATGATAACTCATACTCATCTAAACCCTTTTTGTTTAAAGGTGTTTCTTTCTTCTCAAACTTAACATCAACGATTCTTGCTGTTACGTTTCCTGGTTTGAACTCTTTCGATACAAACCCTGTTTTCTTCATTCCTGATAAATCTAATCCTGCCATTTTACTTTTTTTTACTTGTTGTTTTTATTTATTTAATTTTAATTCGGAATACAAAGTTAGCTTAAATATAAACTTCATTCCAGTGAGAAACAAATTTTCCTTGTTCATCATACTCACTTATCAATATGTTTCTTCCCTCAAGCCTGTCAATCTTACAGCCTGCAAGCACATCGTCACTTGGTTGGAAACACAAATAGTTTTTATTTGCTATACGTGTCATGTAACCTATTGCGTGTGCATCAGCTGAAATAGCTTGCTTGTTTTTACCAACTAAGTTGATGTCATTAGAAGTAAATTCTGCACCATCTTTAAGGATGTTTGTTTCCTTAACGTGAGCAATGTAGATAATGTTTTCTGCACATGATTCCAACTTCAAGATTACTTTCTTAAAAGCTTGGCGCAAATATTGGTACGCTTGTTCTGTAACTTTCGCCACAGGCTAGACTATATCTTCATTAAACCTATACAGAAACCCCCCTAATGGATTATTATTTTTAATGTACTTTACCAGGGTTCTGTTATCAAACGAGTCACTTTGAGCACATTCAGTTATTGATTTATATCTTTTAACTAATTCACCCATTGCGTTGTATTTGTTTATTTGTTTACTTGATCTTAACTTATTCGCTTCTTTTGCTTTGTCAGAAAGTTGTCTTCCTTTTAAGGCATTAGAAATTTTTTGTTTGTGATCATTGCTAAAATTGTATTCTCTTGGTGTTAATTGATAATTTTTATTTTTGTCATATTCTGATTCATACACAAAGATGAAATCTTTTATGTAATTTAATCTTCCTTTACAACATCCGCTTATGTTTGTTGATTGATCTCCTATTGCTCTTGCTGCATCAGAAATAGATTTGTATGTTACTAAGTATGTTCCGTTAAGATCTAAACACACAACAGGTTTACTTGAATGAGCTATTCGTTTTTCAATTTGCTCTGTCGTTAACTTAAATGGTTTTAAGTTAATTGTTTTTTCTGTTGAGTTTAATCCTTCTTTAAAACTATTTAGTTTCTTAATCCATTTTGATTCTTCAATTGTAATTTGACTTCTTTCTTTTAACTCTTCAATTAAATAGACAACAAAGGAATCTATTCCGTGCTTGTCGTAACTTCTTTGAAGTTTTACTGCGTGATGTCTTTTGTTTTTTAAATATGACTTGTGTCTTATCAATCTTGCATGTAAGTTAATACATGATCCAACATAAACTTTTTTATTTTCTAAACAATAAATTGCATACACTCCTTGTTCTGAGGAGAATTTTTTCTCGTTCAATCTATAATGTTTAATGCTTACCTTTTCCAACACTTGATGTGTTGTACTCTCCTTCCGGGAGATAGTCGTTGAACCTTCCTCATACTCATTTGAGCTTAGAGGCTTGGCTGCTGATTGTCCATTGTTGTCGTTCATAACCTTGTTAATTATATCTACGACAAACATACACATTTTTTTAACATTCAAACTTATTTTTTCAAATTATTTTGTAGTAATGTGTCTTTAGGAGATCCCAGCAATTAGATAAGTACGGGCAACCTTTCACCCGATCCATTAGGTAAGAACAATATGTTACCATACTTTGCTTTACCGCAAGTCTTTTTAACAACTCCTTGCTCATCTTTAACGTACCATTCTTTACCCATTGGAGTCTTCATGTACAGCTTTTCTGCTTCGTGAATACAAAGGTCTTCTAACTTTGTTAAAGTGTCTACAGCAAGGTACTTGTAAGGTTTCCCTCCAGCAACAATCTTATCTAAGATTAACATTAATGATTTGTAGTCTGGTGCATACAAGATCATTCCGTCTGCTGTTTGAACTTTGTCTTCAAAGTTAATTACTAAGCAGTTTTCAAGTGCAGCTACAACAGTCGTTTTTCCAATCTTAGGCTTACCGAAGATTAAAAGTTTTTGTGGATTGATAAGCTTACTCTTAGTAGGCTTTGTCGGAAGGATAAAATCTTCGCTCATACTTATTTGGATTTAATAATTTCGTTTAACCATGGCTTAAAACTTACTGCTTTCCCTAAATGAATTGCTGCATAATCTCTTATGGTCATTTGGTCAAACGGTAAATCCAAGTCTGGATTTGGTAAGTCAAAATCAAATGTTATTTCTTTTGACGGTCTTTGTTTTTTTGGAACAATTACTTCTTCCAATTCATCTATAGGAATTAAATATGTGTTGTTAGTCATGTTCCCATAAGGTGCTCGCATTGTATATTCTTCCTTGTAAAATGGATTGTACTTCCACTTGTAAAGAGTTCTTGTTTGTGACCGAATAAACACTTTATTTATTAGTGCCACAATTTCTATAAAAAAATCTTGCTCCTGTTCCAGCTCTGCTTCCCAAAATGAAATGCAGTCTTCTCCTTTATCTGTATTTCTGAACTTAGCTTTTGCTAAGTACGTTCCATTCTTTTTTCCTATTTTCTCTAACAATTCTTCATGATGAACTCTCAGCTCAATCATTTGTTGTTTTTGTGTTAATACAACTTCTGCCATTTAATTACTTTCTTGTTGGTTTAAAACTTGAACTTTGTCCAGGTGTATTCATTTCAGCAATAGACATCTTATGGAACTCTGCTTTGAAAAAACTCATTCCCGTTTCACCATTCCTTGATTTTATCCAATGGAAAACTAATGTATTCTCATCTTCAATAATGTAGTTGTCTGGACCATACGTTTTAATAAATCTTTTTGCTGGACGATTAACCCCGATAACTATGTCTGCATGTTGCAGCAAACCGTCACCTCCATATATGTCAGATTCTAAAATGTAATTCCCATACTTACCATCTTCATTTCTCTCAGGTCTATCTGTCTCTCTATTGAGCTGAGTAAGAAGTATGAATGCAATAGGGTATTTCTTTTTTAATTCTGTACAAGCTTCACCAAGGTTCGCAAGAGTTTCTTGCTTACTTGATTCTGATTTATCTTTCTTAATTAAAACAGAGTGATCTAATGTGACTACTGTTTTTTTGTATTGCTTTATTTTTACAGGGTGTCCTTTAACTACTTTTGTTAAGCTTGAAGCATGTGTTTCCATGTAGGAAATTATTGTCTTCTTAAACTCAACAACAGATACCGGATCATCTACTACATCAATTGGATACTTGGCTGCTTCTATCGCGTGTTTATGACACAACTCAATTGTTTTATCATCTATAACGGACGAGTCATCTGATGAAGAACACAGCTCCTTGTAAGTCTTACTTGTTATTGCTGAAAATTCCCTAAGCTTAGATGTTCTACCAAACATTTCCAATTGGAATTGGAGAACTCTTAAATTCATTCCAGGGTTCAACTTAAATCCTTCTCTTACAATTTGATCTACCAGTAGCGTTTTTCCAGATGCAGGTCTTCCTCCAATCAATGTGATTGTATTGAACTCAAGACCCTGCATGGTTGCGTCATTAAACTTTGGCCAAGGAGTCTTGTAACTTGTTATATTTCCTTGCTGCTTGCCCTTCATGTACTTCAATGCATCTTTATAGTGCATTGCATGACTGACCCATTTTGGTTTTGAGATTACTACATCCATTAAATAACTTTTGTTTTAAATGTTTTTTCTTCTACGTAACATCCGTGATCTACATACCTGTCGCAGTAATCTGCTAAGTCTGAATTTACATTACGTGTTCCGTCATCTTTTCTAACAAAATACTTTGCAGTTCGCATGTACAAGAAGTTCTTTTGTGCATACTCCTTTACATACATATTTGTTGATTCAAGAATAACTTCCCAGCTGTAGTTGTAGTTCTCAAAAAACCATCTGAAATTAACTTCCACGTTTCGTTTATCTCCTCTAGCATACTTACCATTAGGTAACTTTTTTATTGGAAACAAGTCAAGGTATTCTTCAATCTTATTTTGATAATCGTCACCCATAAGTTGTTCAGACTTGAGTTTCTTTTTTGTTGCAAACAAGTCATCAATACTTTTAAGTACATCGATTCCTTTTTGAGTTAGCTTTCCATCTACCGCAAGGGAAGGGTTCACCTTCTTCAGAAGCTCTTCTTTTACAGGTTCTTCGTTGTACAACTTAACTAAAACGTACCACACAGATAAGTTTATCTTATGGTATTTTAACCGAGAAAGTAATGAATTTTGCTTTAGTTCTTTTTTCATAGAGGGTTACAAACTTAGTTAAATAATTCAGAACTTTCATCTAAGCTAGCCTGTTTTTTTAGTTTCTTTTCGTAAAGAGAAACTCCTTTTTTTGTTAACCAAAATTCAGAATCTGGTGCAGGTACAAATGACTTAGCTGTCCCTTCTTTTAGAACTTTTGCATACCTGTACGTGTTTGGTCCTAAGAATATAACAACTACTCCAGGTATTTTTTCTGAAGCATGTCTTAATGTTTCTTCGGTAAGATGATTCCAAAATGAAATGTGGTTTGTTTTAAGGTTTGATGTTCGAGCGCACACGAGGTTAAAAACAAACGGGTTTTCTTTAAATTTTGTTTCGTAATCCGTTGTTACGGCAATGAATTTTATCTTAGACATGTCCTTGTCGTACTCATCATACCATTCTTTTAATGGTGGTGCAAACTTAATTCCTTCGCTTAAATCTGTAAGCAAGTTGTCTAACAACATTTCGTGTTGAATAGATGAAAAGAAATCGGTTAGCAATGGTGACCAGGTGCTTTGCTCATGTTTAATTGTTAACTTCGCACTTAATTGTTTAATTTTATCTGTATTGTTCATGGGAAAAAAAGTTATGTTACCGGTTATTAAAGACGATGTTGTTATTACAATTGAGGTTTCAGGAGGGTTTTATAAGATGCTTAAAGATGCCGTTATTGTTTTAGTTGAAAATTTAAAAGAACCTTTAGTGAGTCTTGAAAAAATACAATCTAACGGTCAATTAACACTTGACGAATATGTGATTAGAAATCACATGATGATGATTAAATCTATTGAGGAAGCTGCTGTTGAAAACAACTTAACAGTTGATGAAGAGTTTGAAATTCCTGATGAGGAAATACTACCTACAAGTCCTTCTGAAAGTTAATGCCAACAAATTCTCCAACTAAATAAAGCTTTTCAATTACATCGGAAAGCTCAGCTCTTGATAGATCAGCAAAAGATTTGAACTTCTTTTGCTGATCTTGATAATAAGTTAACCCGCACTGATCCTTTACGTCAATCTTTGTTTTTTTAACATCTTCACCTGTCTCACTTGCTATAGCATTAATCATTACGTGAACCTTTGCCAGCTGTGACTTTGTATTGTTTGGTTCATCAGCTTCAAACAGTACATCAATGATGTCATTTTCACTTATTGAATTAATGTATTCTTTAAGCTTTATCTTGGATAAGTTATCTTTAGGAATAAGTTTTCCACTTCTTTTAACGTATCGTATTACGAATGTTTTTTTCATTAGCTTCCACAGTATAAGCACCCTTCATCTTCATCATCCTGTTCAGGATTTGTTTCAATTTCAGGGTTAAGTTTCTTCTTTAACTCATATATTTGCTGCATGGTTTCTCCATCAGCAAAAAGATTTCCTGTTAGCTTAGACTTAAGCTCAGCTATTTGTTCTGGTATTGTCATTTGTTAATGTGTTTAATGGTGAACGATTCAATGTAAGGATTTATACCAAGCTTTAACTTGTTTGCTACATAACCTTGAAGGATACTCTCAATCATATCTACTGTCGTCTTGTATTCAACAAGCTCAAAAGAATTTTTTTTCAAAAACGAGTTCAATGAAGTGGGAGTCATAGTTTCTAAAACTTCTAACGCTTCTTCATGCATCTCGTCTATGTAAGATAAATCACAATAAGCTATCTTTAAATTTGCGTCTTCAACAGTGTAACGATTGTTTTCTACTAACAAAACTATCTTATTTGTCAGAAAAGGAATCCTGAATTTTCTACTCATAACTTTATTTTAAGTTACTGATTAAAATCAAAAGGATCCATTAGTTCCTTTGATTTTTCTGAAAGAATGTTTTCAAGCATCTCATAATCTTCATCAAGATAATAATTTAATTGTTCAAACTCTTCTTCTTCTTTCTCCGTAGTATCATAACGGGACTTAACCATTTCATCATCTTCTGTCAGCCAAAAGATACACTCATCTATTTCATCACTTGTAAGTTCACTAAAGGATAACTCTCCTGATTCATGAACGTACTCATAACTTATGTAAATGTCATTGCCTGATTCGCTAGAATCAGAAACAAAAGAAACACCCATTTTAATTGCAAGCCAAGTTAAATCTTTTATGATTGGATTCCATTTTGTTTCATAACTAATTGATACTTCAGCATCAATGTCATCATTTATAATCTGAAGGTTAAAGTAATAACCTTCCCACGATTTCTCTTGGAACACAGGTATTACACCAAATCCTGTTTCTTCAGATCGTTTAAGCATCTCTTTTAAAACTAAAAAAAGATTTTCTATGTTAGCTTTTTCACCAGTAAATCTAACATAGTTGGAACACATGTTAGCCATTTATTAAATCGATTTCTTTTGAGTAATAAGATTTTAATCCAGGTGTTTTCTTAACCTTGTTTTCAAGAGATGTCTTAAATAACATTAGGGAGTCCCTTGTTCTTAGATTGAAATTTCTGTGTTTGTTTTTTCTCAGCATTATTTTTTTTTGTTTTAATAATTTCTACGTTTCCCTCAATTTTAACTTCTCTATAAGACCTGTCCTTGTGGTGATCCCTATGCTTTATTGAAATTGGATAAATGAACTCTTTTATATAGCGATCAAAGTTTTTAAGTAAAAACTCTTTGTGATCAGCAGGTGGAGTGAAATTCTCTATTACATTTTTTATCGTTGTGTGATTGGCTAAACCAAAAACTGTAGCTATCTCCTGCAAGCTGTAACCAGCAAGACGTAATTTCTTAGCAACGAAATTTCTCATTAAGACATAATACTTATCTCTGCCATGATACTTTCTGAAATAAGTTTTGTAGTAATGTAACTCCATAACCATTTCAGAAACCACCATCTCACCAATAGGTACTAAATCAAAATTCTGAACGTATTTCTCGTTCAATAACCCATGATTTATACTCATTCTCTGTTGTGTTCCAAATCTCTTTCTCAGAAGGAGATAAGCTTGAATACGTGTAGTTATGACCATTCAACGAATGAATCATGTCTAATTCCGTCTCATAATAAGGACTATCCTTTGAACCAAAATACAAAGTACCCTTCATATCTTCAAATCGGAACTTACGCTTAATCTTGATCCAATTGATTAATTCATGTTCCGACATATTAAAGATAGTTGCAATCTTTGACAGCTTGGTATTCATGTTCAAAAGCAAAGACAGACGTAGGTCTTTCTCATAACTCTCATCCAACTTCCTTTTAGTTTTATTAAGCGGTCTGGAAATCATCTTTTTTTATTAAATCAGCAATAGATTCACTCATGTGCAGAGATTCTGCCTCAGTAAGTAACCTGAACCTTGTGGGGGTCCAATAAAAATACGGAAAGCATTCTTCTCCCAACGGCTTTTCTACAAGAGTGAAGCCCTGTGCTTGTGATGAT